TGCGCCTGAGCCATCGTGTACGGGTTTTCAGATTTCAACCACAGGAGTCCCGCCAGCCACGGCCAGGAAAACCCCAGGTCGCTCCTCGAGCTCCCGTGATCCGCGCCACACTTGTCATCTCACACGCGGAATAGGAAGGTATGTACAGGGTAGAGGCCCAACGTAAGGGGGAACCTCTAAGGAGGGGGTTGAGTAGCGGCGTTCAGCGCCGCCCCAGGAGGCAGCGGCCTTCACCCCCACCGGCCGCTGCCGACAGGGAGCGCCCCGCAGGGCGCTCGGGTAACTAAGAGAGGCCCGCGAATCGGCGCGGGCCGACTAGACATAGTACAGGGACCGCCTCAGAGCGGTCCCCTGGTGAGGTCGAAGACCTCCTTCGCAGTCGGTCTTCTCCCTGTCGGCAGCCGCCGCCCACAGGCGGCTGCCTCTACTAGGGGAGGTACTCAAATTTCACCCTCAGATGCGAGGACGAGCTGGAGCTCGTCCGACCGGAGCAGTCGGCTGCCCGCCGACTGGGACGAGAACTACCGGCAGCCGGTGCTGGCAGCAGCCGGCCACCGGTGCCAGATTCGGGCTCGCGGTTGCCTCGGGAAGGCAACCGACGTAGACCACATCCGCAGAGGCGACGACCACAGTCGCTCCAACCTGCAGGCAGCGTGCAACCGCTGCCACGGCAGAAAGTCATCCGCAGAAGGCCACGCCCGCAAGCGGCAGTTACGAGCAATGAGGAGGCGACCTATCGAGCGCCATCCCGGCTCTCGGTAGCGGGCCAGGTGCCCGCTTTTCACCCAGGAGGTGTCAAGTGGGCGATAGAGGCCCTATCGGCAAGCGATCGGATCAGCGCGTCCGACGCAACAAGACAGACAACCCGGTCACCAAGCTCCCCGTGCGGGGACCGGTGAAGCAACCGCAGATCGGTATCCCCGACGCACACCCGGTCGTTTCGCAGTTGTGGGACTCCCTGCGCCACTCGGCGCAGGCCCAGTACTACGAACCGAGCGACTGGGCTTACGCCCGCATGGCACTGCACTTCGCCAACCAGCTCCTCTGGTCGGAGAAGCCCAACGGACAGATTCTCGCGACCGTCAACTCGATGTTGAACGGTCTGCTCGTGTCCGAAGGCGACCGCCGCCGCGTGCAGCTTGAGATCGAGCGCAACCAGGCCGACAACGTCGTGGTCGACGTGGCTGCGATGTTCGCTCAGCAGTTGGGCGCTCAGCGTTCCGGCTGAGCCCAGAGACCCCCGGAGGGGGTTGAGCGCGTTTCCTCTCGGCGCAGCTCCCTCCTCCGGGGATTGACCCCCACCCTTGAAAGGAATCCCATGCCAGTCATCGGCGCTCAGCTTGAGTCCGACACCCTCGTCCTGACTCGCGGACGCGACTTCAAGTGGTCGTTCGAGAACCTCGACGCGACCGGCCAGCCGGTGGCCTTCCCGGCCGGGTCGCTGTTCTTCGAGTTCGAGAACGGCACGAAGTGGACCTTCACCATCGAAGACGCACTCGCCTCGATCAAGATCGAGTCCGAGCAGGTCGCGCTGATCGCTGCCCGCACGAAGTGGCAGCTCGTCTTCCTCCCCGAGGGTGAGGAGCTCGGCGGCGACCCCATCGCGCTCGGCCAAGTCCAGATTCAGGGGTGATCGCATGAGGCTGCGCGGATTCCCGACTGACGGTCGGCCAGCGGTCTCCTACGTCGGCTCCCCCACCGGTTCCATCCTCGGAATCCCTCAGAACCTGATCGGCAAGGTCTCGGTGTCGCAGCGGCGACCCCGCAGCCTGCTGTCGATCCCGACTGACACGCCTCGCGGCGTCATCAGCCGCCACCCGACCACGGGTCGTCTGCTCGCGGTGCCCGGTAAACCGGGCCCGCAAGGACCGCAAGGTCCCAAGGGCGACGGCCTCCGCATCGACGGCCAGGTCCCCACGTATGCAGAGCTTCCTGGTACGGCCTCGGACGGAGATGTGTGGCTCGCCGGCGGCAAGCTGTACCGCTTCAACGGCACCGCGTGGCCCGACGAGTCTGCCGGAACCCAGGTCCAAGGCCAGGAGGGACCGCGAGGTCCCCAGGGCATTCAGGGCCCGCAGGGCCCACTCGGCCCGCAGGGGCCGCAGGGTCTCAAGGGTGATACCGGTCCGCGAGGCCCCGAGGGTCCGGAAGGACCGGAGGGCCCGCGTGGGCCGCAGGGTGAGCAGGGTCTCCAGGGTCCGGTCGGACCCAAGGGTGACACCGGCTCCCAGGGACTCAAGGGTGACGTAGGCCCCAAGGGTGATCAAGGTATCCAAGGCATTCAAGGCCCGGTCGGCCCGAAGGGCGACAAAGGCGACAAGGGCGACACGGGCTCCCAAGGCCCGCAAGGGCCACAGGGCCCGCGTGGCTTCACAGGCGACACCGGTCAGACCGGCGACGACGGTCCCCCCGGACCCGAAGGCCCAACGGGACCGGAAGGTCCCCAAGGTCCTGCGGGACCGAAGGGTGACCTCGGACCGCAAGGACCTCAGGGCCTGCAGGGTCCGAAGGGTGACAAGGGTGACAAGGGAGACACCGGACCGCAAGGGCAACAAGGCATTCAGGGTCCCCAAGGTATCCAAGGCCCACAGGGCCCCTACGGGTTCCTGTCCTCGGACAGCACGGTGCTCGACTTCAAGGTCGTGACGCAGGCGCAGTACAACGCGCTCGGCGCAGGAAGGCCGGCAACGACGTTCTACGTGATTGTGGGGTGACAAATGCCGACTGGCATTCGTAACGCAACCCCGTCACGGTTCTACTTCGGCAACAACCAGGCGAGCAAGCTCTACCTGGGCGATGTGCTGGTATTCCCGGCGTTCGCGCCGGTCTCCCAGACGTTCGCGACGGCCGGGGCCTGGACCTTCAACATCCCGACCGAGTGCCTGCTCATCGACCTGATCCTGCTCGGCGCAGGAGGCGGTGGTTCGTCCGGTAACGGTGCCATCGGTACCGGTGAGGGCGGTGACGCGGGCGAGTGGCTCGCGGTGACCCTTCGCCGCGGCGTCGACATCCCGTGGAACGTCCTGCAGATCACCGGCACGGTCGGCAACGGCGGCAGCGGTGGCCCTGGCGGCTGGCTGCCACTCAGTGGTGACCCCGGTCAACCCACGGTGGCGACTGTCGCCGGGGTCGGAAGCATCCAGGCCAACGGCGGCAGCCCCGGTGCGTTCGCGTCCGGGCGCTCCCGGCCAGGCAAGGGCCCAGGCCCGTACACATACAACGGCATTCAGTACCCAGGCGGTGCGAACACCGCCAACTCCGCTGCGAACGGCAACGCGCCGGGTGGCGGTGGCGGCGGTGGCAACTCGGGCTTCTTCGGCCTGCCCGCAGGTGCTGGCGGCGTCGGAGCGAGAGGACAGGCATGGGCGAGGGCATACGTTTGATCACGCAGACGGCTCCGTATCCGGACGAGCTCGAAGAGCTGGTCGACGGGATTCGGTACCGGCCCGGTTGGTCGTTTCAACTGGTGGAGGGGCAGCGCAACGACGAGGTATACGGCCTCGCGCTGCTCATCATCGTGGACACGGTCGACGCATACGACGGGGAAACCCACCGGCCTGCTCAGATCGCATTCCCGTTCATGGTGCCCCCCGAGCTCCGCTCCCGCGAGGGCTGGCAACGCTGGCTCTACGACCGGATCGCGGACGCCGAGCGCCATGAGCGCGGGGAGTTCTTCGAGGTCGACGGTGAGAAGCCGTTCGCCCCACGCCACTACCCCGAACCGGACGGCTACCTCAGGCTGCCTCCGACTTGACATCGCACACGTCACGAACGAAAGGACAACCCGTGACAGACATCAAGACCCTGATCGCCGTCTTCGCTCTGAAGAGGGCCGTGAAGTTCCTGCGGGACAACCCGGATGTGATCCCCGGCGAGCTTGACGACGCCATCGTCAAGGTGCTCGCGGCCGCACTGGGCGTCTGATGGCACGCCGACTCTTCAGGGGTCGGGCATTCTCCGAGAACGGTTGGCCTTACGTCGACCAGGGCTCGTGTACGTGGGACGAGGTCGTTCCCGGTGTCTGGCTGCAGATACAGAACGGCCCTCCCTTCACGATCCTGAGAGCGTTCGCTCGCGACTTCCACGCCCACGTCGAGCCCCTCCGGGACCCCGACTCCGCGTGCTGGACCCAGGACAACACCGTCGACACCAGTAACCACCCCGGTGGTACTGCGATGGACCTGAACTGGCAGGGCGCTGACGGCAAGACGTTCCGCTACGGCATCTCCGAGGAGAGGGCCTACCCGTCTCCGAAGCACCAGCGTCTCCGCGAGCTGCTCGACTTCTACGAAGGGGTCGTCTTCTGCGGTGGGTTCTGGGACATCCGCGACTGGATGCACTTCCAGATGGGCGCAGGCACCTACGACTCGAAGGCCGACCGGCCCACGGAGAAGACGCTCGATTTCATCCGTCGCAAGATCAGGCCAGACGGCTTCTCGACCTTCAAGCGTGACGGCGGCGGCGCAGCCCCCGACTCGGCGTCGATCCTCGCTCGGGCCACCGGCATCCCGCTGGCGAAGGCCCAGGAGATTCTTCCGACGTTCCGCGAAGGCGCAGTCCTCGCTGAATGCACCACGGTCCCCCGGCTCGCGATGTTCATCGCACAGACGTGCTGGGAATCGGATCAGTACCGGGCGACCGAGGAGTACGCCAACGGGCCGATGAACGAGGAACGCTGGATTTACAAGGGTCGCACCTGGATTCAGCTCACCTGGCGTTCGGCCTACGAGGGCTTCGGCCGCTGGTGCCACGCCCGAGGGCTGGTGGACGACCCGATGGTGTTCGTCAACAACCCACGGTCGCTGGCCGACCTGCGGTGGGCCGGCCTCGGCGCTGCCTACTACTGGCTGACGACCCGGCGTGAGTCCCGGAAGTACCCGACGCTCAACGAGGCATCGGACGCCCGCGACGTGCTCGTCGCCACGCAGATCGTCAACGGCGGCACCACGCATCTGGCAGAACGCACAGCCATCTACAACCGCGCCATCGCCTTGGGCGATGAGTTGCTCCACATCCTCGGAGAGGAGGACGAATTGGCTAACCCCGAGATCGAGAAGATGATCCGGGAGGTACACGCCTGCCTGTTCAATCGCATTGTGTCGCAGTCGATTTACCGCGATCCACGCAATCCAGACGGCAGTGAGCCCCCCGGCAACGTCTGGCAGCTACATGAGCTGATCAAAAACGGCGACGGCATGATCCACCAGCGCCACGTCGAAGACGCGGCCCGTCAAGGCAACTTGGTCGAGCTGGATCGCATCGTGCGTGTCGCCGCAGGCCGAGGCGCAGTCCGGGAGCAGTGGGCAGTCGAACACGCCCAGAGGTTCCTCGCTGACCTGGAGGTCGAGCGGCCCGAGGTCATCAAACGCTACATCGCAGGAAGGGGAGCTCGTTGAGCCCCAAAGTAAGAGAATCGCTCTACTACGTCGGGACGATCATCCCGGCGCTACTGGGCCTCGGCATGATCTGGGGCGGGATCGACGCTGGCGCAGCCGATTCCATCGGTGACATCATCACCGGTGCTCTGGCACTGCTCGGTGCGACCGCACCCGCTACTGCCGCCGTGAAGGTGAACAAGCAGCGCAAGGACGGCACCCTGGAGCCCCTCGCGCCGGTCGAGCAGGTCGTCAACGGAGTGCAGGCGGTCATCGCCGCGCAGCAGTCCGCACAGGCTGAGCTCGACCGCGTCAAGGACGCGGTGACCGGTGCCATCGGCATCATCCCCGGCGTCTTGCCGCAGCTCGGTCCGCTCGCGCAGCAGGCGGTCGACGCAGTGAATTCGTTCCCCACGGCGTACAGCCAGGTCCAACAGTTCACGGATTACCGGCAGCCCTGGGACCGCTGATGCTCAAGCTGGGCTCCAGCGGCCTGATGGTCAGCGCCTGGACGGCGGTGATGCGTCTCCGCTTCGCGAGTTACGCACTCGGCGTCAACGGCCAGCCGATCAAGGTCGACGGCTACTTCGGCTACGACGAGCAGAAGGTCCAGAAGGAGTACCAGCTCAGGACAGGTCAGTACCCGAGCGGGGAGGTCTCACGAGAAGACCTCCACCGCCTGGGGCTGCTGCCCACGCTGATCTCGATCCACGGCACCGGCCAGGCCGATCCGTTCGGCATCGGCTACCCGGCCGACATCGCTCGCCGGGTGCTGGACCTGTACTGGTGGCAGCCACTGGGGAACTACCCCGCCAAGGCCGTCCCGATGAACGGGTCGGTGGATCAAGGCGAGGCAGAGGGTGTTCGGCTGATCAGCAACCCGCTGATCGTGCCGGGACCGACCGCGTTCGTGGACTACTCCCAAGGCAGTGTCATCGGTGGCCGTCTCCGGAACCGTATGCGGCGCAAGGAGCTCCGTGGTGAGCTTGTCGCCGCGGCCAGCTTCGGCAACCCGATGCGCCTCCGAGGCCACTACGCCGGCAACGTCGACCCGGGCGGTGAGGGTCTCGACCCGAGACAAGAGCTCGCGGCCGAGCCGTTCCGTATCGAGCTCGCCGCCAAGGGCGACCTGTACACCACATGCCCTGGCGGGCAGTCCGGTGAGATGGAGCGTGCGATCTACCACGCCGTCTTCAGCAAGTTCGTCGGCGAGGACACGCTGATCGAGCAGGTCTGGGAGCTCGCCAAGAACCCGTGGCGTGAGGTCCCCGCTGCTGTCAGGGCCATCACCCGAGGCGGCATGTTCCTCGTGAAGGGCACAGGCCCTCACGTCCGCTACCACATCGACCAGTGCCCGGGAACGGGCATGACCTACTACGAGTACGCAATCAAGCACCTTCGAGACACCGCTGAAGCTCGCCTTCGGCGCATCGTCGCGTCTGTGTCTTGACATCGCACGGAAGGAGGAGGAGTGACCGACACTCTCGCGCCGCTCCTCCCCCAACCGCCGCACAAGATCGGGCCGATCTGGCAGGTCCGGGAGGACGGCTCCTGGTATCTGCCTGAGAGAACCCTCGGCTGGGGGATTCTGAACTGGCTCGCCAAGTACGTCCGCTCTCCCGCAGGGGGCGGGCCGTTCCTGCCGACGCTGGAACAGGCCCGGTTCATCCTGTGGTGGTACGCCGTTGATGAACAGGGTAGGTACGCCTACCGCGAGGGTGTTCTTCGACGGATGAAGGGCTGGGGCAAGGACCCGCTGTGTGCAGCCATTGCCATCGCGGAACTCTGTGGCCCCGTTGCTTTCTCACACTTCGATGAGAACGGCGACCCGGTAGGCACCACACGCCACGCGGCGTGGATCACGATTGCCGCCGTCTCGCAAGACCAGACCAAGAACACGTTCTCGCTGTTCCCGGTGATGATCACCAAGGAGCTCAAGGCCGAGTACGGCCTGGACGTGAACAAGTTCGTCATCTACTCGGAGGTCGGTGGCCGGATCGAGGCCGCGACTTCGTCGCCCGCGTCGATGGAGGGTAACCGCCCGACACTGGTGATCGAGAACGAGACCCAGTGGTGGGGCGTGGGTCCGGACGGCAACGTCAACGACGGCGTCGACATGGACGATGTCATCGAGGGCAACGTCGCCAAGATTCCGGGCTCTCGCAAGCTCGCGATCTGCAACGCCCACATCCCCGGCAACGACACCGTGGCCGAGAAGGCATACGACCACTGGCAGGACGTACAGACCGGTAAAGCGGTCGACACAGGCATCCTGTACGACGCGCTGGAAGCGCCGGCCGACACCCCGGTCTCGGAGATTCCGTCCGAGAAGGAGGACCCAGAGGGCTACGCGGCTGGGATCGAGAAGCTGATGGACGGCCTGCAAGTCGCCCGAGGCGACTCGTACTGGCTGCCGTTGGAGGAGATTCTCGGGTCGGTCCTGAACACCCGGAACCCAGTGTCGGAGTCCCGACGCAAGTTCCTGAATCAGGTGAACGCCCACGAGGATTCGTGGATCGCCCCGAACGAGTGGGACCGCCTGGCGCTGACCGACAAGGTGTTCGGGCTCAAGAAGAACGACCGGGTCACCCTCGGCTTCGACGGGTCAAAGTCCAACGACTGGAGCGCCCTGGTGGCGTGCCGGGTCGAGGACGGGATGCTGTTCGTCCTCAAGACGTGGAACCCCGAGGACTACCCCTACGACGAGGTCCCGCGTGAGGACGTGGACGCCTACGTCCGTTCGGCCTTCCAGCGGTTCGACGTGGTCGGCTTCCGGGCTGACGTGAAGGAGTTTGAGGCATACGTCGACCAGTGGGGCCGGGACTTCAAGCGGAAGATCAAGGTCAACGCCACTCCGGGTAACCCGATTGCCTTCGACATGCGCGGTCAGACAAAGCGATTCGCTCTTGACTGCGAGAGATTCCTCGACGCGGTTCTCGAGCGAGAGGTCTACCACGACGGCAATCCCGTTCTGCGACAACACATCCTGAACGCCCGTCGACATCCGACTACATACGACGCGATTTCCATCCGCAAGGAGAGCAAGGACAGCAGCAAGAAGATCGACGCTGCCGTCTGTGCCGTCCTCGCGTATGGCGCGAGACAGGACTACCTGATGAGCAAGAAGAGCCGCACTGGCAGAGCGGTGGTGATCCGATGACGAGCCCCCAGGCTGCCGACCAGAACGTCAACCCCGAGGATCGGCTTGAGCCCCTGCTCAACGCCTTCGAGGAGAAGATTCGGCCTCTCGCGGACAACACCGCCTACTACGAGTCTGAGCGCCGTCCGGACGCCATCGGCATCGCCGTGCCGCCCGAGATGCGGAAGCTGCTGGCGCACGTCGGCTACCCCCGGCTGTACGTCAACTCGATTGCGGACCGACTGGAGCTGGAGGGCTTCCGGATCGCAGGCGAGTCCGACGCCGACGAACAGCTCTGGGATTGGTGGTCTGCCAACGACCTCGACGTGGAGTCGACGCTGGGCCATGTGGACGCACTCGTCCACGGCCGGTCGTTCGTGACGGTCTCCGCTCCTGACCCGGCCATCGACCTCGGTGTGGACCCAACGGTCCCGATGATCCGAGTTGAACCGCCGACGAACCTGCACGCGGTCATCGACCCGCGTACCCGCCAGGTGAAGGAAGCGATCCGGGCGATCTACGACGAAGAGGGCAACGAGATCATCGCCGCGACGATCTACCTGCCCAACGCCACGGCGTACTTCGACAAGGTCGAGGGTGAGTGGACGCAGGGCCGTCCCACAGTGACCCACGGGCTGGAGATGGTCCCGGTCGTGCCGATCCCCAACCGGAACCGGCTGTCGGACCTCTACGGGACATCGGAGATCACTCCGGAGCTGCGGTCGGTCACCGACGCTGCCGCCCGGACGCTGATGCTGATGCAGTCGACGGCAGAGCTCATGGGCGTGCCGCTCCGACTCCTGTTCGGTATCAAGCGATCCGAGATCGGCCTTCCGGATGATCCGGATGAGCCGGTGTCGCCGCGCCAGGCGTTCGAGGCGTACTACGCCCGCATCCTCGGCTTCGAGGACGAACAGGGCAAGGCGTACCAGTTCGACGCAGCAGAGCTCCGCAACTTCGTGGATGCCCTTGACGCGCTGGACAAGAAGGCAGCCGCCTACACCGGCCTGCCTCCGTCGTACTTGTCGTTCAGCTCGGAGAACCCGGCCTCGGCTGAGGCCATCCGGTCGTCTGAGTCCCGACTGGTGATGAACTGCGAGCGCAAGGCACGCATCTTCGGCGGGGCCTGGGAACAGGTCATGAGGGTGGCCTACCGGGTCATGAACCCCGGTGCCGAGATTCCACCGAACATGTATCGGCTGGAAGCACTCTGGGCTGACCCGAGCACTCCGACGTATGCCGCCAAGGCCGACGCCGCGAGCAAGCTCTACAACCAGGGCATGGGCGTCATCCCGAGGGAGCAGGCCCGGATCGACATGGGCTACTCCGTCGAGACGCGACGGCAGATGCGGGAGTGGGACAAGGAGGAGAACCCGGTGGGTCAACTCGCCGGCCTCTACGCCCCTTCCGGCCAGACCGGTAACTCGGACACCCCGAATGAGCCTGCCACCACGGAGGTGCCTAAGGAGTGAACGCTGAAGAGTACGCCGCCAGACAGGCGGTCGTCTCCGCAGCGGTCGCGAACTTCATCCTCCAGCTAGGGAAGCTGTTCCAAGCGCCCAGATTGTCGCTGAGGGACTGGCTTTCGTTCCTGGAGGTTTTGTACCCGGAGGTCTACCAGAAGCGTCTGGAGGCCGCTGAGCTCGCTCGGCAGTTCCACGACAGCGAGCGCCGCCGCCACGGCCGGAAGTTCCAGCCGCGCTTCCTAGTCGAGTACGACTTCAAGGAGTTCGTGCTGGACATGGAACCGGCCAGGGAGCTGATGCAGAGGGAGATGGCTCCCCCGTCCGCTCTGGGCGATGTCGCGCTGCGGGCAGTCCGCAGCGTCGAGAACGCCGGTCGGAAGCAGATCATCCGGGCCGTCGAAGACGACCCGCAGACCGGAACAGTCAAGGGCTGGGCCCGAGTAGCGACCGGTCGAGAGACGTGCGCCTGGTGTCTGATGCTGATTTCGCGGGGCCCCGTGTACTCCTCAGCGGAGAGCGCGGGGTTGGACCTCGATGACCAGTCAGCGGCAGAAGTGTTCCGCGACAGCGGTGGTGACCTCAACAAGCTCGCCGCCTACGTCGATGCGAACGACCTGATGAAGGAGTGGCACACCGGCTGCGACTGCAAGGTGGTGCCGGTCTACGACAGGGCCAACTGGCCCGGACGGGACGCCTACAAGCGTGCCGAGCAGTTGTGGATCGAAGCCACAAAGGAGGCTCGCCGCCTCATCGACTCGGGTGAGTCGAGGAGCGACAACCTCAACCGAGAGGCGCAGAACGCGCTTCGCCGTCGTCTCGAACGAGGCGACCTTTCCATGACGAGATTCGCCCTCGCGGCGTAACTCAACACCACGACCCCCTGGTGGGGTCCAACCATGCCCAGGAGGCAAACAGTATGGCTGACAACGACACTCAGACCCCCGACACCACGCCGGGCAATGACGGAGGCACCGACACGGGTCAGGCACCCGCACCGGAGGTCTTCAGCCGGGAGTACGTCGAGGAGTTGAGGCGTGAGAACGCCAAGGCACGCACCTCGAAGAACCAAGCGGTCGAAGACGCCAAGGCAGAAGTCCGCAAGGAGTACGAGGCCAAGCTGGCCGAGAAGGACACGGCGTACACCGAGCTGCAGAACCAGCTCGGAGAGGCGTGGATCGAGCTGGAGAAGGTCTACACGACCATCGACGCCAAGGTCCCGTCTGATCGCGTCCGCGCTTTCGCGGCCATCTTGCAGGGGTCTGACAAGGAGTCGATCTCCGAATCGGCCAAGTCAGCCAAGCAACTGTTCGGCGGCATGACGGGCACCGTCCCGGCCGTCGATCCCACCCAGGGCTCTGGTGGTGGCAAGCACACGCCGCTCAACGGAGACCCGATCCTCGACGCCATCAAGAAGGCCGTCGGGGCGTAATCCCCACTACGACAAGGAAGTAACCAATCATGGCAGCAGGAACCACGTTCCCGGTCAACCACGCGCAGATCGCGCAGACCGGCGACTCCATGTTCAAGGGCTACCTGGAGCCCGAGCAGGCCCAGGACTACTTCGCGGAAGCGGAGAAGACCTCCATCGTCCAGCGTGTCGCTCGCAAGATTCCGATGGGATCGACCGGCGTGAAGATTCCGCACTGGACCGGCGACGTTGCCGCCGCGTGGATCGGTGAAGGCGACATGAAGCCCATCACCAAGGGCGACATGAGCGTTCAGCAGGTCGAGCCGCACAAGATCGCCACGATCTTCGTCGCCTCCGCTGAAACCGTTCGTGCGAACCCCGGCAACTACCTGGGCACCATGCGGGTCAAGGTCGGCACGGCCATCGCGCTGTCGTTCGATGAGGCTGCGCTGCACGGCACCGACAGCCCGTTCGACCAGTACGTGGATCAGACCACGAAGTCGGTCGACATCACCCCGGCCGCTCCTGCGACGACCTACGACGCCATCGGCGTCAACGCGCTGTCGCTGCTCGTCAACGACGGCAAGAAGTGGCAGGCGACCCTGCTCGATGACATCGCGGAGCCCGTGCTCAACGGTGCCAAGGACGCCAACGGTCGTCCGCTGTTCGTGGAGTCGACCTACGAGGGTCTGACCTCGCCGTACCGCGAGGGCCGCATCCTGGGTCGTACCACGATCCTGAGCGACCACGTCCACAAGGGCACCACGGTCGGCTACCAGGGCGACTTCTCCCAGATCGTCTGGGGCCAGGTCGGTGGTCTGTCCTTCGACGTTACGGACCAGGCCACGCTGAACCTGGGCACCGTGGACGAGCCCAAGTTCGTGTCGCTGTGGCAGCACAACCTCGTCGCAGTCCGTGTCGAGGCCGAGTTCGGTCTGCTCATCAACGACGTGGAAGCGTTCGTCAAGCTCACCAACGCCTGAGCCTGACTTGACATCGCACGGTGGGGAGCCCTTCGGGGCTCCCCGCCCTGTGCGGGAAAGGGCTGCATGAAGATTCGCAACAAGGCCAACGGCGGCGAAGCCGAGGTCTCTGAGGACTACGGCAAGGCCCTGATCGCAGGCGGTGGCTGGGAAGCCGACGCCCCGAAGCGTCAGCGGGCCAGGAAGTCCACCCCCAAGCCAGCTCCGGAGCCCGAGGCTCCCGCTGAGACCCCCACTGAGGTACCAACCACCGAGGAGTAAGACATGGCGATTGCGACTGCACAAGACGTTGAGAATCGCTGGGTCCGTGAGCTCTCCGAGGAGGAGACCACCCTCGTCAACACACGGCTGAACGACGCGGAGCGGATGCTCAAGCGTCGGATCAGAGACCTGGACTCGGTTGACCCCGAGGACGTGAAGCAGGTCGAGGCCGACATGGTCCTGAGGCTCCTCCGCAACCCGGAGGGCTACACCCAGGAGACGGACGGCAACTACACGTACATGCTGAGCCAGGCGCTCGCATCCGGCAAGCTGGAGGTGCTGCCCGAAGAGTGGGAAGCCCTCGGCATCCGGCGTGGCAACACGTTCGTCCTCGTGCCGACATTCGAGATGCCGACATGAGCGTCAACCCGAGCGACCGACAGCCGGCGGCTCCGTACCCGATTGACTTCGGTCTCGCGGTCCGTCCGGAGCATGTCGACGCCACCAAGTGTGATCACGAGTTCGGTGTGTGCTTCTGCGTGCATGACTGGCGCATCCACTGGGGCAACCTGGAACGGAGCGGCCTATGAGTCTGCTCGACAGCGCCCCGGACGATGTCATCGTCTACCCGGAGATCGCCACGGTGGACGACGACGGCAACACGATCACCAAGGCGTCAGATACCGGCATCCGCACGAAGGCGCGGTTGCAGGTCCTGGGACAGTCCGGTACGTCGTCCCGTCGCCAGGAGCAGGACAACGAAGGGTTCGAGTCGGAGCGTGTGTACACGATCCGGTTCACCCGGAAGTTCGACCGCGAGTTCGGCACTCTCGGAATGCAATCCGAGATCGAGTGGATGGGCGTCCGGTGGGGTCTCTTCGGTGAGCCTGCCTACTACAACTCGTCTCGTCGTACCAAGCACATCATCTACTCGGTGAAGAGGTACTGACGTGGCGAAGTTGATCCCCCGTCGCAACCTGAACTACATCGTCTCCCATCTTCCGGAGACGAAGGCGGCGGTTCGGCGACACGCACGCGAGGTCGAGGGCAGGGCCAGGCGCAACCTGGCGCAGGCCCGGTCGTCAACGACGCACTCGAAGATCATCGGCCCCGGCCACCTGACCAAGATCGGTGCTCTCGCAGACGATCCCGACGTACTCGTCTACATGGAAGCGCCGAACCCGATGGCAATCGAGTACGGCCACGGCCCTTCGGGCTACTTCGACCCGGACAAGTACGGCGAGGTCACGAAGGCCCCGTCTGGTCTGTACATCCTCAACCGTGCAGCCGGGATCGCCGGCTCGATGGTCACACCGTCTATGGGTAGGAGGGGCGTGAAGTAATGCCGTTCCCCCGTATTCAGGCGGTGGTGGTCCCGCTGCTGCGGGAGGCACTGGTACCGGACAAGGCCAAGAAGGTCGGTACGTGGATCGAGAACATCAACTACCGCGAGTTCCCGCTCGTCAACGTCCGACGCATCGGCGGTGAGCGTCACCCGACGCGGCCGACGCAATTGGCAACGCCGGTCATCGAATTGACCGTCTACCACAACAAGGGACTCATCGAGTGTGAGCAGCTCTACGAGGACTGCCTCGACGTGCTGTACGACGCCGTGAAGACCCAGAAGCAGATGCCCAAGGGCTATCTGCACTCAATCAGAGAAACGATGGGCGCTACGCAGTTCAGCTCGCCATTCATGGACTCCTGGAGGGTCCAGGGACTGATCGCATTGGGCCTCCGACCCCCTCGCAACTAAGGAGTAATGCCACATGGCACTTAACGACGATGCGGTGTTGACCGCTGCAGTCGGCTACGTCTACACGGGCCCCGTGGGTACGGCTGCGCCTGCCGCCGCCGACCTGGACGGCCTGAGTCTGCTCAACACGACCTCCTGGGGCAACGGCCTGACGGCCTGGATTCCCACCGGTCACACCAGCCGGGGCGACATGCCCGAGTTCGGCTTCGACGGTGGTGACTCGGAGATCAAGGGCACCTGGCAGAAGAAGAAGCTGGCAGAGGTCCAGACCGAAGACCCGGTCGACTACCTGACCATCTATCTGCAGCAGTTCGATGAGGGCTCGCTCACGCTGTACTACGGCGAGAACGCCTCGGATGTCGCTGGCGAGTTCGCCGTCGCATCCGGCTCCAGGGCCGTCGAACGGGCCGTCCTGGTCGTCATCGAGGACGGCGACGTGCGTGTCGGCTTCCACGCTTTCAAGGCGAGCGTGAAGCGCGACGACGCGATCCAGCTCCCGGTGGACGACTTCGCGTCCCTGCCGGTTCGGGCGACGTTCCTCGACTACGAGGACAAGCCGCTGTTCAAGTGGATCAACGAGGACCTGTTCCCGAACGTCTGATCCTGACTTGACATCGCTCAGGTGATGTCCGGGGGGAGGGGTTTCCTTGGCGGGCCTACCCCTCCCCTCGTCACTTTTTACCCGGCCCGCCTACCCAACGAAAGGTCCGCTATGTCAAACGTATTCACCCTCGACAGCCTCCGTGAGGAAGCCGACAAGCAGTTCGCTCCGTTCAAGGTGCAACTGAGCGACGGCACTCACGTCGTGCTCCGCAACCTGCTCCGGTTGAACAAGAACGACCGGAAGACGGTGCTGGACAGCATCGAGGGTCTCAAGACCGATCAGGAAGGCGACGAGGGCCAGACCCTCGAAGACCTGGACAAGATGGTCGACACCGTCTCGAAGATTCTGGAGCTGGCGGCGGGTAAGGATTCCCGCAAGCTGCTCAGGGAGCTCGACGGCGACCTCGGTCTGCTGATGGGCGTGCTGGAGGGATGGCTGGAGGCCACCTCACCGGGGGAAGCGCAGAACTCGCCGGCCTGATCGACAGGTACGGCGAGCATCTCGTCCCAGACCTCAAGCACTACTACGGGATTGACCTCCGGGACCTGTTCTCGGAGGTCAACCCGATCAGCCCCCAGTACGTCCTGATCCACGTCAAGCATCTCCCGATTGAGTCTGCGTTCGTCGCAGCGGTCCGTGGCGGGCAGCAGTTCCGTGGATGGAACGCCGACCGTTACGCATTCGCCGCGATCATCAACAGCATTCGCGCTGGCAACTACATGTTCGTCATGGCGAACTCGGACCCGAAGAAGGGCAAGCCGCCCGTTCCCGAGCAGTGGCCGGTTCCCGAAGAGAACAAGGCAGAGAAGAAGTACGCACCTAACTCGTTCGCCGGAATCGTTGCGGCGCAGGTCATTGCGGCCAGGAAGAGAAAGCAGCAGCAGAAGGAGGCTGAATGGCAGGCGCAGGAGGCGCAGAGGTCGGCCGGATTTCTATCCGGGTCGTCCCTGACCTCGACGGATTCTACCGAGAGCTAAAGTCCAAGCTCGAAGGGATCGAGAGAACCCTCAAGGCGAAGATCGGCGTCGAGCCTGATCTGAAGGGCTTCCGCGAGGAAGTCGCCGCCAAGACCAAGGGCATGAAGACCAAGGTCAAGGTCGACGGCGACACCAGCGACCTCCAGAAGGCCATCAACGCCGTAAACGCCAAGGGCCCACGGAAGTTCAAGCTGGAGCTGGACGACCAGTTCGACTATCGGCTCCGACAGCGGCTGGCGAAGATCAAGCCCAAGGTCGACGTGGATGTCGACTTCAAGAAGGGCGCGCTGGATCGGCTCGCCAACTCCATGAACAAGTTTCAGTCTCCGTCGTTCGGCTCGGGCATTAACCCGGCTGGCTGGGGACTGATCCTCACGGCGGTTGCCGCAGTCACGCCCCTGCTCTCCGGTCTGCTGGGCGCAATCGTCACGGCCATCGTCTCGCTTCCCGGCCTCATCACAGCCGTCCTCGTGCCCATCGGCGCGATCATGCTCGGCCTGGACGGTCTCAAGAAGGCCGCTGAGGTCCTGAAGGACCCGTTCGAGGACCTGAAGGCGACGATGTCGGAGGCGGCCGAGGAGAAGTTCACTCCGGTCTTCGAGAAGCTCCGAGAGCTGTTCCCCTCGCTCAAGGAGACCCTGCCAGGGGTCACCGAGGGCCTGGCCGCTATGGCGCAGTCCTTCACGGATGTCGTCACCTCCCCGGAGGGTCTGGAGAAGATCAAGGGGATCGTCAACGACATCGCGCAGGCATTGAAGGATGCCGCTCCCGGCATTGGCGACTTCACCTCTGGCCTCCTCGATCTGATCAAGGGCTTCACCGGCAAGCTCCCCGACGTATCCGAGTGGTTCAACGAGACCGGCAAGTCGTTCAAGGAGTGGGCCGAGGACTTCACCAAGAAGGGCCCAGACGGCACGTCGAAGTTCGATGAGGCTCTCTCGGGCCTCGGCTGGACGCTGAAGGAACTGGGCGGTGGCCTGGTCGACATCGGCGGGAAGGCGTTGGACTTCTTCTCCGACCCGGAGAAGATCAAGTCGTTCAAGACGGAGCTCGACGGGCTCGTCGCCACCATCTCGACGCTGGTCGACTTGTCCAACAAGCTCGCCACGAACATGTCCAAGATTCCGGGCTTCTCAGACGGATCGGCCGATGGGCCAATGGACTTCGCTCCGATCCAGATTCAGCTCATCAAGGAGCAGCTCGGCAAGATCGACTGGTCGGGTGCCTGGGACGGCCTGAAGTCCAGTGCCGCAGGCGCGTTCGCGGAAGTGTCGATGTACGCGGCTAACACCGCCGTCAACATCGGCGCGAAGTTCCGGGGCATCTGGGATGGCATTTCGACCAACGCCGCAACGGCGTGGAACGGTGTCGTCTCCGTCGTCGGTGGCGTCGTCGCGAACGTCCTCATGATCGCTGCACAGCTCCCCGGCCAGATCGAACAGGTGTGGGCCAGCATCCCCTCGATGGCGGCTGGCATCTGGAACTCGGTCGTGGACACTGCTGCCCCGATCATCACGCAGATTCTCACGACGTTCATCAACGTCGGCGTGGGCATCATCAACGAGGTCACCTCGTGGCCAGGCAAGATCGTTGGGGCGCTTAGTGGTTTGGCCTCCACACTGGCCGAGGTCGGTTCAAGAGCGGCCCAGGCACTCATCAATGCCCTAGCGGCAGGTATCCGTGCGGGCATCGGCCCCATCGGCCAGGCTGTCGGCGCTCTGATGAGCGCAGCGCGTGCGCTGATCCCGAACTCCCCCGCTAAGGAGGGTCCGTTCTCGGGCTCTGGCTGGCGTGCGGTCGAGGGCTTCGGTGACGCGCTGGGTGACGCTCTGGCGAGCGGCATTCCGGGCCAGGAGGACAAGATCGTCTCCAAGGTCCGAGCCATCATGCAGGCCATCAAGGACGTGTTCGGTGACGCTTCCAAGCTGAACCTGAACTTCAACTTCGGCAGCCTGGAGTCGGGGCTGAACTCGGTGACGAGTGCAGCGTCGGATACCAGTCGGGCCCTTGGCAACACGGTCAGCGGCGCGATGCCGAACAAGCTGTCCGATGAGACCAAGCAGCAGAAGGACCTGCTGGAGCTGAAGAAGGACGAGCTCGAAGTCGAGCGCCAGAAGCTGCAGAACCAGAGGAACGGTCTCGATCCGAAGGACAAGGCGGGCAGGGCTGCTCTCCAGCAGCAGATCGACCAGCTCAACCTCCAGAAGAAGCAGATCGACTTGGAGAAGGAGCAGCTCGACTACGCCGGCAAGTACACCGATCAGGTCGAGGAAACCGACTCGGTCATGGGCGACATGTCCAAGAAGATCTACGACAGCGTAAAGGGTTTCGCGCAGGCGAACTCGAACCAGTTCATGAACGACTTGGGCATCTCGGGCAAGGGTGCGCTGCCGCAGCTCTTGGAGCAAGGCATCGCCTTGGGCGAGCACTTCATCTTCAACGTCAGCTCGATGGACGAGGCCATCACCGGCCAGCAGACCATCCAGAACAAGAAGGCGTTGCAATTCGACAGGAGGTAATCCGTGGACACCCTCGTAGAGCTTGAGGGAGTCAACGGCGAATGGTTCACCCTCGCGGGCCCCGGTGAAGGGGACCGTGGGGTGTACCTGGGTACCGACGTGAAGGGTCTGTATGACCCTCCCGTCAAGGTGGTCTACGAGGAGCCGGGGAACTACCCCGGCGCTCGTTACCTGAACCACCGGATTCTTCGCCGTGACATCACATTCGGTGTCGAGATTCTCAACGACGCCAAGATAGGACCTAACTCCTGGCTGAGCCGGGAGTCGGAGTGGCGCAAGGCGTGGGCGTTCGACCGCGACTGCAAGCTCTACATCACCACGCCGGATTCCGGCACCCGCTACCTCAAGGTGCGACTCGGTGAGTCGCCCGAGGTCTCGTGGTTCACCGACCCGCGTGGCAACAGGATCAACCGCACCGTCATGGTCGTCATCGCAGGCGACCCGTTCTGGTACCAGGACGATGTCGTGTACTCGGCTGTGACGCAGACGGATACGACGTTCGACCCGAACCCGCTCCCCTGGCCGTGGCCGCAGGAGGCACTGCCGACTGAGACGCTGTCCATCACGGTCGACCCATCGGACGGCAAGGGCGGGCTGAACCCGACAGACCAGTACGCCTGGGTGAAGTGGCTGCTGCCTGGATCGACGCAGGTCCCGGCTGAGCCGTACATCCCTGGTGTCCCGTGGTTGGGAGCCCCGAAGTCCCCGGCCGTCATCTGGCAGGTCCCGGACTACTCATTCGAGAACGAGGACCTGCGGAACCGGCGCATCAGGATGCCCGGTCTGATCGGCGGTCTCCGGACCGCTGAGGTCCAGATCATCAGCCTGATCGGTGATCCGAAGAGCGGCACGTTCCAGCTCAAGCGTGGGTCTTCCTTGACATCGTCCATCGCGTACAACGCGAACGCGATCACCATGAGGCAACGCCTGGAGGCGATCCTCGGGACCGGCAACGTCCGGGTCGAGGGCGGTCCGACGATCCTGAGTCCCCGCCAGCCGTGGCGGGTGTCCTTCATCGGCTCTCTGGCTGGCTCACCGCAGCCTCTGCTTGAGGCTGTGAGCTCCTTGGGCAATGGGGGCAGGGTTCAGGTCACCCGAGCGACGGAAGGCGCTACAGCGCCCGCTGAGAACGCTCTGATCGACACGGACCCAAGGGAAGAGCAAGTCACTTCCGAGAACGGCTCGCAGTTGTGGGCCCGGATGAACGGGGTCCGGTTCAGGCACCCGATCCCGCCGTGGACGAAGTCCGCGACGTTCGAGCTGACGGTCTCCGGGGCGGTCCCCGGCCAGATGGCCGTACTCCGCATCCCACGAGCGTGGACGAGGCCCTGGGGGTTGGAATGAGCTTGGCGAGCACCATCACGTCGCTGGAAGACGCTGAGCGCCTCTGGAATACCGCGATGGCCCGCAGGGCCCTCCGGGAACAGGAGCGCCTCAAGCCGGTTCTGACGCGGCTCTGGGACGGCGACATGACCCTCCGGGGCGTCGTCGCCGGGGAGCGCGGTGGTGACTTCGAGTTCATCGAGAACGACACCGGCACAGCGTCATTGCAGCTCTCGCTGGATCACCACATGGCGAAGTGGGTGATGAACTTCCGTGGACGACAGAAGCGGAACGTCATCGTCACGTTCGACAAGCAGGGTGCCAGGTGGTCCGGGTTCATGGATCACTACCGGGTGGTCCGTGAGGAGAACGGGGATGTCTACCTCGACATCGTGTTCAAGCACGACTACGAGCAGGCCAAGCACATCCTTTGCTGGTGTAACCCGTTCCTGAGGCCAGAACTGCAGTTCCCGAAGCTGTGGATCGTGTTCGGACCGGCCAAGTGGTGTTTGCTGCTGACCCTGTTCGTCAACATCCTTCGGCTGGAGACCAGCCTCTGGACGCTTCCGGACAACCCGCTCGATCCCAAGCAGTGGATGCCGCTGAGCTTCAACATCTCCAACTGGAGGAACATCGTCAAGCCGTTCCCGCTCATCGGGGACAACTCCAACCTGACGATTGTCTTCTCGCGCTTCCAGTCGTTCCACGACGTGGCGAAGAAGGCTCTGGCTGACGCTCAGCTCACGGTCGTATGTCGCCGCTACCTGAAGGGCGAAGACCCGCACCCGTTCGAGGACCTGCGTGGCGAGCTCAACATCGGTCCGCTGGAGGACCTGTTGTCGCTCATCCCGATCCGGCACGGCTGCCTGGTCTGGGACATCGTGGACAACTCGGGCTGGGGCAGCGAGACCGCCTTCGGCGGCTCGTTCCTGACCGGCTTCATCCGGGCGATGGTCAACATCGCCTCGGACGGCATGACCGAGGGTGTGGACATCTTCACGGGGGACCCGACGTTCCCCGGCGAGTACTACACGCCGTGGTTCCTGGGCACGTCCCCACGGGCTCCGTGGATCGTGTTCGAGGAGGGTCCGTACACCGGGATCAAGAGCTCGGAGTTCAAGTACTTCGAGGCGACGGATACCAGCTTCGTGGCCGGCGGCGAGTCAATGCCTGGCGTCAACGAGGGCATCAGCGCTGCGGTGAACATGGGTGGCGACTTCTTGACATCGCTCATCAACTCGGCCCTGGCCTCGCTGGGCGCTGTCGGTGGTGCCATCGACCTCCCGCCGCTGGGCGGCATGATGGACGCGGTCGCGAAGCCGTTGTACGAGAACGTCTTCCTCGCGTTCCAGGAATGGCCGACGCTCCGTGCGGTCGGCACTCCCCTGCCGATCCCGCTGCTGGAAGGCAGCACCACGGGCCTGGGCGACTTCCACTTCTACGAGGGTTGGGTCGACCAAGCCACGAAGGCGTTCACCCTGTCGGCATTCCTTGCCACCAGGGCGAAGATTTACGCGACCAGGGCTCACACGGCCCACACCATCAAGGTGTCCGACGCGGCTCCGTATTACGTCGGTGAGGCCGGATACGGGCACTTCTGGCTCGGATCACGAGTCGGCACAACCGTACTCGGGTTCCCGATTCCAGACACGGTGTTCGTGGAGCGGGTCTCGAAGATCAACTACGCCTGGGACAAGGACGGCCCGAAGGGCTGGGAGCTGGAGATCGGCTACCGCGACCCGCAGGACCCGGTCCTGAAGCTGTTCGAGCTGATTCAGTACTTCAACGGTGCGATGGGTCAGCTAGGCATTTTGTAATCGAAAACGAAAGGCACGCCACATGATTAAGCCACAGGAAGAAGTCGACTGGACGAAGCCCGAGGAGCATTTCGCTTGGGCTCTCCGGAACATGCCGACCTTCGCCGGGACGGGTGCAGTGACGCATCCGGGATTCCTGACGCAATGGTCGAAGCACCTGTGGGAGTGTGGCTTCGCTCATCGTGACTACCTGGAGCGGCTTGCTGATGAGGACGGAAACATCCATGTCAGCAAGCTGCCCCAGCAGCTCATCCGGTGGCAGGCCCCTTTCCGGGGCCCCCGGTCCAACTACAACAACGCGGCGCGTTGGGTGTCCAAGGACACGCCTGCACCGGAGCCGATGAGGCTGCCGGATGTGTCGAAGCTGACGCAGCAGGAGCAGGAGTTCATGATCGGCCAGTTCCGAGAGCTCGGCCTGATCCAGGACTACATCCCCCAGCCCGATGTCGCGCAAGAGCTTAACGACTAGGACTCCCAATGACTTATCGCTACCTACCCCCGTTCGGGATCAGGGTGTTGCAGCTAGTGATCCTGATCGAGAGTTTCCTCCGAGGATTCTCTTATGTAGCCGCACCGCACGGTGTTCTGGCTACGACAGACCTGATCCACAGTGCGCCCATGTCGGTGTGGGGGGCACTGTTCATGGGATTCGCGGTGCTCGGGCTCTTCGGTGAGGCGCTGATGTCGGGGACGAGTCCGTCCTTCGGCAACGGCGCAAACCCACGGGCCTGGCCGTCGTTCGTCGCCCATGCCGGGTTGATGATCCTGTACGTCACAATCGCGGTCGCCTCCGCAGGGGCCGTTGCGGACGGTGAGCTTGGCTTGGCCTCGGCGCCGCCAGCGATGGCGGTGTTCGCCTTCACCCATTGGCTTTTCGCACGGAGGCGTAAGTACCATGCCAGCTGACTTCATCCAGCACTTGCCCGAGCAGTGGGTCGGATTGTTCGCCGTACTGGCGTTCATCACCTACCTCATGGCACAGCTCGCGGAGAAGTTCCCCACGGTCGCGAAGATGGTCCCGCTCGGCCGCTGGTGGCATAAGCGCCAGCAGCGGAAGCCTGGACGGAAGGCGTGGGTCGCAGAGGACAACGCGGTCATCACCGCGATGCAGGAGCAGATTTCGACGGTAGTGGCTGACCTCGCAGACGTGAACGACAAGCTGCGAGTCTTCACAGCGTTCTCGGTCTATGACGCCCGGTATCACCACCGGATCGAGGTCGAACACGCCGCGATGGATTCGTGCGTCCTTCCCAAGCACTACAACATCTTCGAGTTCGAGCAGCTCTGGCGGGCTGATCCCGTAGCCGCCGCGACCCTATGAACGGAGGTAAGGAGTGACTACACCGCATCAGCCGCCGCCAGGCGGCGAGCTCGCTAAGTGGCTGGGCTCCGGTGCATTCGTGGTCGGTGGTGGCGATTCGGGGTGGGGCCAGGACTACGACGAGAGGGCCGTCCGGTCCCTATTCGAGGTCCCGTTCTTCAACATGCTCAACGCGCTGGACGTGCTTCGGGAGCAACTGCTGAAGCTGCCGGTCGATGCGCTGAAGATGTTCCTGCCACTGATCCCCGGAGCCGTCGAGTCCGACTTCAACGACGTGACGACGGCGGTCGGCAAGATCATCGCCGCCCTGACCGATGGACCGGCCGCGCTCATGCGCGGTGAGTTCCTGGAGTGGATCGGTGGCACGTTCAACGTGCTGTCGACTGAGGTCCGTCAGATTCTGGAGATTCTGGCCGGTTTCATTGTGACGCCGATCAACTCGGCGGTGCAGGCCGTCAAGGACTGGTGGAACTCCATCATGGGCAAGACCCAGAAGCTGGGCACGGACGGCAAGCTCGCGGCCGACCAGTTGACGGGCACTGTGCCGACGACTCAGGTCGGCGGCTTCGGCGGGACCAACACCCTCGCAGACGGTTTGACCACGCTGGTCGATAACACGGTGAAGGCCGCAGGCAACATCCTGGGCTCGAACTTCGGGCTGCAGGACCTGTTCGACACCCTCCGAGGGATGCAGTCCAACATCGCGGACGCCAACGCCGCGCTGGCTCAGCTACAAGCTGAGCAGACCGGTAGCGCCAACTCGGGCAAGCGGTTCTTCGTCAACTTCGGTGACTACGATAATGCCAACTCGGTTCCGTCGATCTTCACCGAGGTCGTCAACACCGGACCCGGTTCGGTAGCGACGGTCGACGGCCAGCTCCAGTGGCTGGACTCGGGCAACACGTTCGCGCAGCGGATGTACCTCTACAACGTCGATCAGCTCATGAGCGACTACTTCGAGGTCTCGTTCGTGATGCCACGACGGTCCGAGGACGAAGGTCCGTTCAACATCTTCCAGCCGTCCTACGACTACGCCATCGGCCGGTCGAACGCCTCTGGCTCCCGCTTCTGCTTCGCCAGGGTGGGCTACGGGCGTGCCCGGATGGGCTGTGTGGTCGACGGGACGACGACGCTGTTCGGTACTGCCGACATCAGCTTCGCAGCGCCTGCCGGCGCTCGGGTGAAGTTCCGTGGCGGCACGGCGGGCGGTGTCCGCGTGTTCCAGCTTCTGGTCAACAACTCGATCATCGGCACGGTGACCGACACGGGGAACGTCAGCTTCATCGGTGACACCTACCGCAGGGTCGGCCTGGGCTTCGAGGCGGTGCCTCGCGGCAGCGGCCAAGGCACTCCGGGAACGATCTCGGCCTTCTCGGCCAACGACAACGCCCCGCAGGCGACGGTCGGCACATCGTTCCGGGCGTACCGGGCGGCGACGGCCGCGATCAACAAGACCTCGGGTGTGAACGTCCTCCCGGCGAACTGCATCGACACGGTCGACCACATCAGCGGTGACCTGACGTGGACGCCAGCGACTCAGCGGCTCACCTACAACGGTGATCGGCCGAAGACGTTCCTTGTCGGCATGAGGGTGAAGGCCAACGCGACGATCCCGTCCGCTGGCAACTGGACCCAGGCGCTGTACAAGAACGGCAGCCTGTACGCCAGGCTCGAAGGCCACCAAGGTCACGAGGACACGTCGACCAACAACGACAACGAGAACCGCCTGACATTCGTCGGCGGTGGTACTCCGATGGTTCAGATGAACCCCGGCGACTACATCGCCTTCGGGTTCGAGAACAGCGCCACAATCGGCATCATCGGTTCCGGTGACGGCTCCCAGACATGGGTCAACGCCATCGGCATCGGATAACAAGAGAGCCCCCCTACCCAGGATCACCTGGGAGGGGGGCTTTTTTGCGTTTCGGGGGCTACGCCTGGGCTTCGACCTTGAGCTTGGCACCACCCGAGAGCATCGAGTCGTGGACCTCCAGGGCCGACAGGCGGGTCCCGGCCGGTACGTCGAAGACGGCCTTGGCCTCAATCGAGTTGCCCGGGTTGATCTCCCCGAGAACGGAGTTCGATGGGTTCGCGTACACGGTGGCGGTCGTGTCGGTCCCGTACTGACGACCGTTCACGTCGACCAGCTTCTGGTTGTTGCCGAAGTAGCTCTGCTGGCGGTCACCGATGTTGCGGACCGACATGGTGACGATGACGTAGGTGCCCTGGGCGGTCTCGGTCAGGTACCCGGAGGCGTCGGTGACGCTCGGCGCGGTGTTGATGTCCAGCACCTCGAACTCGAACTTGCCGTCGCGGGCCGTGGTCGCGAGCTCCGTCGCGGCAGGCTCGCTGCTCGGCGCAGAGCTCTTCGGACTGCTGTCGACCTTGGGGGTCGGTGCCGAGCACCCGGCGATGGTGGCTGCAGCCGCAACGGCGACGAGGGCGATGGTGAAGTTGTGCATCAGGTCTCCTATCCCTGTGAACTTGCTGGGAGATAGGAGCCTGGCACATGTCCAGTCAAGAAGCCAGGCGCTTCTCGATGTCGTGTGGCTCGATCCAGTGCGCCACGATGACACCGGGATGCACTCTCGGCACCCTGCCCTTCATCTGGACCTTCAGCGTCACACCGGCCTTCAGCAGAATCTGCCTACGTTCCTCGGTTCCCGCTTTATCCCACGCTTCTCGGTACGTCTCCCCCGTTTCCCGGGTCTCCCATCGGGGCTCGGAGCTCGGGAGCTCTTCGAGGTGAGCTAGCCGCTCGTGGGCGGCTGCCAGTTGAGCCAGGAGACGCTTTCTCGCACCCTCCTGGGTGACTGTGCCCAGTAGCGATGTCAAGTCCTCCACGGCTCGTTCAGCCGTCTCCAGCTCGTGTTGGTGCCCTTCGCCGGGGACGAACACGCGCTCGACGCGGGGAAGGTCACCCATCTTCGACAGGAACAGCTCTTCGACGGTGGCCTCCAGCAGGTCGGCCTGGATGATGTTGTACGGCTCCCCGCCGTTGGCCTGGGTGTTGCCGTACCGGCCGTGCTTGCAGATGTACTGGCGGTAGGTCTTCCCGCGATCCTTGTTGTCGGCCGAGCGGTAGTACAGCGGTCCCTCGCAGACATCGCAGACGGCCACACCGAGAAGCGGCGAGGCCCCGGTCCTGCGCCGGGTCCGGTTGATCCCGCGACTCTCCAGCGCGTCCTGCAGTTGCTTGTACGTGTCCCGGTCGATCAGCGCAGGGCCCTTCTGGACGGGAAGGCCGGCGTCGTCGTAGACGGTCTCGCCCTTGTGCGTCATGTGGCCCAGCAGGGTCTTCGACTTGAGCTGGTGCCGGATCGTGGACGTGTTCCACGCGGTGTTCCGGATCGGCTTGCCGTTCCGCTTCCGGAGGTAGTCGGACGGCGACAGCTCGCCGCGCTCGTTCAGCTCGACGGCGATGGCCTCACTCGGCTTGCCCGCGATGGTCTTGTCGATGATCTCCCGCAGCACGCCCGCCGCGTGCGGGTCGAGGTCCAGCTCCCACCCCGCTCCGTCGCGGGGCTTCGGCACGTAGCCGTAGTACGTGGGCCCACCGGCCCACCGTCCCAGCTCCCTGAGCTTCTTGTGCGAGGCGGTCGTCCGCTCCCGGATGGCCTCCAGCTCTCCCTCTGCGACCCCGGCGATGACGTTGGCGATCATCCGGCCGACCCACGTCCCGAGGTCCAGATTCTCCGACACGCAGACGAGAGTCTTCTCGTTGTCCATCATCCAACCGAAGAGCTTGTTCATCGGGATCGCTCGCCGCGAGAGGCGGTCGAGCTTCCATGCGACGAGGATGTCCCAGTCGTGTTTCCGATGGTCCGTGAGCCAGGGGCCCAGTGCTGGCGCGTCGAACGGATCGACCGATCCGGACACGTCCTGATCCACGGCCCAGCCGACGATCTCGTGCTCGTTGGCGGCTGCCCACTGCTCCACGAGCTCGCGCTGCCTCTCGATGCTGGTAGATTCCTCAGTAGCCCGGGAAATTCGCAATCTTCCAAGAACTCGCATGTCAGACATGGTAGCAAGGAGTGAAGAATGATAAAACTCGGGCTCCCGATTCTCGGGATTATTCACTAGAGGAAAGAGCCCCTGGCCTGCGCGAACAGACCAGGGGCGTTACACCAGATAGGAGCTGGTGCAGTGTCGATTCTATCCCCCGTGCGTGTCGCGACGGCCGGAACGGTCGCGGTCGGAGCTCTGGCCTTCTCGATGTCGTTCACCGCGCTCACCGAGCTCGCGGCCGACAGCGGCGTGGCTCAGGCGTGGATGCTCCCCTTGGTGGTCGACGGCGGCGTTGTCGTCGCCACGACGGCGACGGTCGCACTCCGGACACACCGCTGGTATCCCTGGACCCTGTTGGTCCTCGGGACTCTGGTGTCGGTGGCAGGCAACGTGGCCCACGCGGGCCCTCGGGGCCTCGTAGCGATGGTCATTGCGGCCATTCCCCCGCTGTGGCTGTTGGCCTCGACGCATCTGACGGTCCTCCTCTACCGGCAGGGCCGAGAAAGTCGCTTAGAAGCGATCTCAGCGCCTCTTTTGACCAGGGCTTTTGCGGAAAACGCTGCTTGACTGCGCCCGACCGGTGAAACGACAAAAAAGCCCCCAGGCAGCCCAGTTTCAGGGCTGCCCAGGGGCGATTTGTTACTTGGTGTAGCGGGTGTTCCCGATGTCGATGTGGTCGGTCTCCTCGATGAAGAGCCTCCCCCTCATGTCGATGAAGCCGACCCGCCAGGGCTCGTCCAACGACTCCGGAGTGACCACCTTCTCGACGCCGGCAGCGTCGATCAGCTTCTGGCATCCGGGGCACGGGGCCCGGGTGATGTACAGCGTGGCTCCGATCAGGTCCTCTCTATCGCAATAGAGGAGAGCGTTCGCTTCCGCGTGTACTGCAACGCAACGCGTCGGACCTCGGTCGTAATCAGAGACCGCAGGAATCGCATCTGCCACTCTTCGGGGGCAAGAGGCGCATCCGGGCTGACCAGAGGGTGCCCCGTTGTAACCGGTGGCCCTGATCCTCCGGTCCCGGACAACCACCGCTCCCACTCTGCTTCGTTCACAATCACTCCGTTCTGCTACCGCCCGAGCGATGCCGAGGAAGTACTCGTCCCACGTCGGTCTCACTTGATCGGCTCCAGCTTCCCGTCCTTCAGTCGAACGAACACCCCGCCAGTGCCGTTGGCCCGTCCCCCGTAGCGGAAGACGAGCGGTTTGGTACTGGATCGGGGTGTGTCGAATCGGTGCTTAGCCACGGGGCCTCCGTAGGCCCATCGAGCGGGCCCACGTCCGCTTGGGCTTCGGCGGCGGTGGAGGTTCGGGCTCGATCAGGACCGCCCGGATGCTGACGTGGACATCGGCTCTCGCTCGGCCCATCAGCCCGTAGGGCACCGAGGTGTACTCGATCCGGGGCTCCTCCAGGATGCCGAACTCACGTCCGTGGAAGTGCATGACCGGCCGACCGCTGTCGTCCTCCACGATCTGGAGGTAGACATCGCCTGCGCTCATGCAGCCGTCCAGTAGATGACGGTCCGGTTCGTCGGCGCGTACTTGGCACGGTGGGACTCGACTACGAGGCCCCGCTCACGGAGCCGGAAGACGGTCGGTGTCACCGAGTTGATCGGCAGGTCAAGGAGACCCGCCAGTTCGAGGTTGCACAGCGGCCTGCTGCGCTGCAGCCACGCCAGGGCCTCGACCTCCCGCTTGGGGAGGAGAGGCTTGATCTGGTGGTACGACTCGATGCTGGTTGCCTGTACGGTCACTTGCCCAGTTCCTTCCGCAGTTCGGCGTTTTCGAGTTCGAGCTCCGCGATCCGGCACTCGCGAGAGTCCCGGTCGTAGTCGGCGTTGTCGGCCTCGTCCAAGGCCATGTGCAGCTTCCGGACGAGGTCTGCGAGGCAGCCGTGGACGCCAGCGATGAAGTCAGCGTCTTCTTCTCGCTCGAATGAAGCGATGAACTTCCGCTCGTTCTCCTTATCGACCGCCAGCACCGAGAAGGTGCCGGGGCCCCCGGCGTAGTGGTCGGTGTCCTCCTCGACCATCCAGTAACTGTCCTGGGAGCCAGTCGTTTTCGACCACTGCTGGTACAGCAGGTCGAAGAAGTCACGATCCTCCACGTAGGATTCCCTTCTCTTCGAGCTCGGTGATGGCTGCCTCCACGACGCTCTCGATGAGCGTCCGGATCGCCCAGTTCCGTTCGACCTGGCTCATGTTCTCCACGCCGAGCGCGAGCTTCTGGACGGTCAGCCGGTGGTTCTCCCCGAACTCGGGAATGGACGACTGATCCGGCAGGGTGATGTACAGCTCGACCGTCGTTGACGGCGGTCGCAGCGGTGCGATGGCGGGGGAGTCTCCCTCTCCCCCGTGCATCCACTTCATCTGTTGAGCTCCTTCATGATCGGCAGCTCCTTGACCGGCTCGAACAGGTCGGGGAACTGGCGGGACATCTCGTAGAGCTGCTCGTGGGTCACTCGCGTGGTGATCCGCAGCAGCACCGAGTTGGTGATGAACGACCGCGAGTCGTCCGAGCTGATCTGGACGTATCCCCCTGGCCACCAGGGGAAGTCGTAATCCATCAGCGTTTCTCCACATACGGCATGAGGTCTGCCACGAACCGCAGGAACGTGAGCTCCTTCGGAGCGCCCGCAGGCTTCATCGCGTCGGGGATGAGGAAGACCTCGACGGCACCCTCACCGCTCAGCGGGTGAGGCATGATCGTCCCGAGCTTGTTCAGCTCGTAGATGGCCTTGCCCATCAGCTCGTCGGTCAGCCCCTCCGGAGCTGGCAGTGCTACCGCAGCCTTCACGGGAGCACCCCCTCTGCCTTGAGTGCTTCCTTCATCGCCGCGACGGCGGCGTCGTAGGCGAGACTGACGTACTCGTCGTCGCCCAGCCACAGGCGGTCGATGACCGCCTCCGCTGTGGCCGTGCGCTTCCCGTTCTCCACCGTCAGCGTCAGCTTGATTCCGTCCATGTGTCCTCCTTGTGCGATGTCTAGTACTCGGCCCCGTAAAGGGAGCCCCACGAGCGACCGCCGACCTCCGGGTCGGTGCCGATGAGCACCGGGCCCATCTGCTCGGCCATGAGCTCACCGATCCGGTTCGCTCCCCACTCCGCTTGTTCCTCCGGAACCGACGCCAGAATCTCGTCGTGGATCGGAAGCCGAAGGTAGGGAGTGAATCCCGCGTCGTGCAGCCTCAGCAGCGCCCGACACGTCACGTCGCGAGACGACGACTGGATCAGGTAGTTGAGTGCTGAGTAGGCACGCTGCGGGTCGACCGGCAGTCGCCGGCCTCCCAGCCCGTCGATGAACGGTGTGGTGATGTAGCCGTTCCGGATCGCCTCACGCTGCAGCCGCTGGCTGAGCTTCTGGACCTCGGGGTACGCCTTGTCGAAGCCCGCGACGACCTGTTGAGCCATCCCCATGTCCAAGCCGGTCTGCTCTGCCACCGTCTTGGCACCGCCGCCGTACACCCGGCCGAAGTTCACCACCTTGGCGTACTTGCGCTCCGGTGAGTCCTTCGTGATGTCCCTATCCGGCCATGCCGCCCTGGCGGTCATGAGGTGCAGGTCCTCGTCGTTGAGGAACGCCTCGATCATCGTGCGGTCCTTGGACAGGGCAGCCAACACACGCAGCTCCTGGGCTTGATAGTCCACAGACGCGATGCGATGGCCCTCGTCCGCGAGGAAGCATCGACGGATGGTCGAGTCCCCGGCCGGAAGAGTCTGCGCCGGAATCCCGGTGATCGACATCCTTGCTGTACGAGCCCGCAGGGGGTTGATAGCCGCATGGCACCGGTTGGCTGAGTCCCTCTGCTTGAGGAACCCGTCGACCCATGTTTTCCTCCACTTCCCGGCCTTCTTGGCCTCGATGACGGCCGTCGCGAACTCCCCCGCCTTCGGATGCTCGACCAGCTCGGAGAGCACCGCGTCGTCCACCTTCCGCTTGCCGGATGGTGTGCGGCCCTTGATCCGAACGCCCATGCCCTCCAGGACATCGGCCACCTGATCGGTCGAGTTGACCTTGTCGCACCCGTAGTTCAGCGCGATCTCGTTGTAGTGGCTCTCCTTGACTTGGAGGTCCAGCGACAACTCCTCGGTGTACTCGACATCGAGGAGGAAGCCTGTCCGCTCCATGTACGAGCAGATCGCCGCGAGCTTGTGCTCGTTGTCGACCAGCTCATCGGAGACCTTCACCAGCGGTGCGAGCTTCTGAATCAGCCGCGCCGCGAGGATCGGGTCCATGCCCGAGTAGAGCTGGTAGTGCGGGTCCTCGAAGGGGACCTTCTTCCAGACGTTGGCCTTCGTCGTCTTGTTCGCCTTGGCCAGGTCGGCCATCAGCGTCTTGACGTTGTCGGCCACCGCCGTGTCGATGTAGCGCCGAGTCAGGTCCTCCAGCGAGTGACCGGAGCCGCCTTCGTCGCGGCCCCTGGGATCGACAAGGTGGGCGAGGATGCGGGTGTCCTTGACCTTCGGCCACATGGACTCCATCGGGACGCCCAGCGTCCGCTCGAAGACCTGGAGGTCATACGCTGCGTTGTGCAGTACGAAGCCGTTGACCATCTCCAGTGCCCTCTTCACGTCCCCGGCGTAGGGCCCTCCGCGCTCAACCGGGACAACCCAGGCTTCGCTCGGAGTGCCGAACTGGACTAGACGGCAACGGAAGCCGTCGTTGTAGATGTCCAGCCCGGTGGTCTCCGAGTCGAGTCCGAGGAACCCCTGATGAGCCCGGATGAAGTCCATGAACCCGTCGAGATCACTCTCCCTGTCCACGACGTGGATGACGACTTCGTCGCCCGCAACTTCATGCCGGTGCTCGATCATGGTGCTCCTATCGGTGGTACTGCCCCCGGACGATCCGGGAGATGGTGGATGGGTTCACGTCGAAGGACCGCGCTACGTCGCGCCGCGAGACGCCAGCTCGCACAAGGTCCTTGATGAACGCGACCTCGGTCCGGTCGAGCTTCGGTCGGTTCGGTCGATTGGGACCTTTGGTCTCCAACTTCGCTCTCAGCTCGCGGTTCTCCTCCACGAGCCTGTCGTTCACCGACGCGAGGTGCTCGCGCTGCTCCCACAGCGTGGTGTTCGAGCTTGCGAGAGCGTCGATGGACGCATTCGCCTCTCGCAGAGCGACTTTCAAGGTTTTCTTCCGCATCAGTTCTCCTCCAGCGGTGACACCGCGTAGTACATGAGGTTGGGGCGGTAGAAGCTCAGGTAGGCTCCGCTGTCGCCCGAGATGACCAGGGTGTTCTCGATGGGGTCGACGGTGACCTCGCCGACCGTTCGGATGATGGTCCCGTCGATCAACAGGACTGTGACTTCCTTCATGTTCTCCTCTCGGGGTGGAGGGGGCCCCGAAGGACCCCCTCCGTGTGCGATGTCAAGCGCGAGACAGGTCAGAGCCAGACGGGCTTCTCATCGCTGCCACGCGGCGGCATCCAAGCCGACCAGGGCTTGCCGTTCTTGCCGGTTCCCGACTTGTACACCCAGTCCGGGCCAGGGGCCGGCGGGGTACCCGCAGGCGGTTCCTGAGCGCCACGCGGGGCGTTGGAGCGGCCACCGCCACCGCCGCCACCGCTGTTGCCACCGGCAGCCTTGGCGGGCCCGAGGCTGACGAAGTGCTTGGCCGCAGTCTGGATGCGCTCCATGACCGCTGCCAGGCGGGCCGCGTCGTCCCCGGCGAACAGCTCCTCGACCTCGTCCAGCCCGCTGGCGTGGATGACGTACCACGGAGCATCGAATCCGGCACCGCCCTTGAGGGTGACGACGTGCTTGCCGTCCGAGCCGACCTCGACCACAGCCGGGGCAGCCTTCTTGGCTGCTGCCTTCTTGGCCGGGGCCTTCTTCGGGGCCTCAGGCGGCGGCGCGTCGAACGCCGACTCCTGCGGCTCGGGAGCAGCCTGAGCCTCGTCGTTGGCGGGTGCGGATGCGAATGGGTCCTGCAATGTAACTACCTTTCCTCTGGGTGGGTGTTATCGAATCGGGCACGCCCCGGAGGCGCACTCTTCATCGACGGAGTCGGCTACGGCCTTGGTGGTCGCGGCCTTGTACTGCTTCTTGGTGATTCGCTCGTAAGGTGCCTGTGGCATGGACGATTCGGGGAAGATGGTCGCTCCCTTGAGCAGACCCCCGAAGGTCCTGAGCTGTTCACCCACGACGTGCGGCTTGTACCTGTCGGGGTCGACGTTGGCGGTGAAGGACACCGCGTTGTCGGCCCAAAGCATCTGGTACATCGCCTGGAACGCGAGAAGCTGGTTGAGCGTGAGGTCGTCTACCGACTCCACGATCTCCTCAGCATCACGTCCGTACCGGTCGACAACCTCTTGCACGAGAGTGTCTTTGGTGGGAATGGTGACCACCACGGTGTTCTGCGCGTACTGGCACGGCTCGAAGTCGTAGCCCTGGTCGATCAGCTCATCGAGCTGCTCGTCGCCCTTCGAGAACCGGATGCGCCGGTTGAAGTACTTGGCGAAGATCGGGTGGATACCCTCACTGACGCCAGGCATCTTCGCGATGGTCCCTGTCGGGGCCACCGTCCGGGTCTTGACTGGCACCGGGATACGCAGCTCGTGGCTGAACTTCTGTGCCGCGTGCTGAACCTCAGCGGCCAGCTCTCGGAGAGTCTTCCGGAAGTGCTTGTCCAGAGGCGCTTTCGAGTACCGCTTGCCTGTCATGGCCAGGTAGGACGCAACACCGAGATGCCCGACGCCGATGCGTCGGTTCCGGTCCAGGACCTCTCGCGACTTCGGGTCACCGACAGGGCTGAACGTCGCCCGGATCAGGAACCGTGCCATCAGCCGGTGCGACCGGACGAGGTCGATGGTGTCGACCTTCCCGTTGTCCTTGACGAACGCCGCCAGGTTGATGTGCCCGAGGTTGCAGGGCTCCCACTCCTGCAGCGTGATCTCACCGCAGGGGTTGGTGCAGACGACCTCGTTGGGCTCTCCGACGTTCGACAGGGACGAGTCCCAGAAGCCGGGTTCCCCGTTGTTGACCATGCCCTCGGTGATCATCGCCAGGACCTGACGGGCTCGGCCCTGTATGCCGGGGTCGGCCCAAGTGCCTGCGGTCTTCACCAGCTCCCAGAACTGGTCATCGACCTCGACCGAGATGTTCGTCGTCCAGTGCTTGCCGGTCTCCTGCTTGCACCGCATGAACGACCCGATCTGCGGATCGGCCCAGTGCATCATCGACATCCGCGCCGACCTGCGGACACCGCCGGCCACCACACACTGCGCGATGGCGTGGTCGATCTCCATCGCGTCCATGCCGGTGAGAGAGCCACCCTCCGTGGCGAGCTCCGAGAGAACCTCGCACACGTCGATCAGCATCCGAGCCAGCGGCTGCGGGCCTGACGCCCGACCGCCGAAGGTCTTCAGCTTGGCACCGAACGGTCTCACCCGAGACACGTCGTAGACGCGCTGGAAGTGGCTGACCTCGTCGCGGTAGTGGGTGTCGATCAGGTCGACCAGGGCTGCCGCCCACCCTTCCCGCGAGTCCTCGATGACGAACGCACCGGCCCAGTCCGGGTCGTACTCCGTCGACAGGACCCCGGCCTCCTTCATCGCCTCGTAGTCCGGATGCTCCGGATCGCAGACGATGTGGACGTAGAGCTCCTGCTGAACGGGCCCGTAGTCGAGGAACCGGTTCGAGTAGTTCGCCCCGACACCGCCGCCCTCCATGAGCCGCATGAAGGTGAACTCGAAGTGGTCCGAGGGCTTCTCGGTCCACCCGCTCACCCAGCAGTTGAAGAGGTGCTGGGCGTTCTTCACACCCGATGCCCACAGGTGACGACCTGCCGGGAGCATCTTGAACTCGGTGATGAGCCGGATCAGTTGTTCCCGCTCGTCGGGCTCCTGGTACCTGGCATCGACCAGGGCCAGGTTGCCGTCGACTACACGCTCGACCGTCTCGGGCCACGTCTCGTTCGAGCCGTCAGGCTTGACCCTGGAGTAGGTCCGCTTGTAGACGATCTCCCCTGTGGGTCCCCAGTTGACTTCCGTTGTCACTTGCCGCCTTTCACCAATCTCAGGTAGCCGGGGGTGTACTCGCCGCCGCAGTACAACTCGCGATCCTCTGCAGGCCAGTTGTCGATCAACATGGGCTTCTCGTCGGGGAAGAGCTCGGGGAAGACCTGGGCGCGGTACATCGCCATCCGGTCGTCTCCGTTGAACATCCCGTCGAAGATGTCGAGTCGTACTTCGGACGAGTCGCCGGTCGACTGGGTGATCCAGTCATCGAACACGTTCGCCAGCTCCGTCCGGTATGTCGTAGTGCCTGTCACGTTTCCGTCCTTGTCTTCTAGTTCGTGCTCCTCATCCCCCTTCTCGATGAGTGCGATGGCGGCGTCCGCAGTTGGATCACTGCGTCCCCCAGAGGATTTGCGCGTCTCGGCTTGGACCGCTGCGCTGCTGACATCACCGGCTGTGATGACGATGATGTTGACGTGCTCGGTGATGGCCTTGTGGGCGTTCTTGAGCGCGTCCTGCGACGGACCGTCCTGGGGAATGACACCGTCGTCGTAGCGGCTCCGGAGAGCCTCGGCATAGACGGCGTGCTGCTTCTCCAGGGCAGCCATAGCGGTGGGCATGATGTCCTTCAGGTACCGGTTGTTCGACCGGTCCTTCAGCACGTCCTTGACGGCCTCCGACGAGTAGAGGTTGCGACCGTTGAACTTGTTCCCGGCCAGCACCTGCTCGGTGAGGATTTGGATGGCAGCTCGGCGCACCGTGGCGATTGCCTCGGGCTTGGAGAGCTCCTCCATCTTCCGTTGTGTCGCAGGACGTTCCAGATACCACACCCAGAGGTCCTGGACGAGGTCGTCCAGGCCCCCCTCGCGGCCCCAGGTGACGAGGGCCGACTTAGCGGCGGCCTCCATCACCTTGACCATGTGCGATGTCAAGTTTCAGACCTCCCAAGTGTGTCCGTCGACCGTGAACCGGCCGTTGGTGATCGGGATGATCTCTGGCTTGACGTGGCGACCCTCGATGGTCAGCAGCCCAAACCCGGACTGCCAGTTGCCTGTGCCACCCTTGAGGTAGTCGGCCTGGCGCATGTCCATCAGGTTGCCGACCTCGACCCCGGTGACGATCTTCTTCGAGATGCCGCCGTAGCCCGACGTGTGCGACAGGATGCCCTGACGATGGGTGTGGCCCATGATCACCGACGTGTCGAACTTCCGTGCCGCGTTGAGCGCCGTGTTACCGGCGATCCGCGACAGGCTGATCTGACCACGGTGGCCGTGGGTGGTGACCCATCCCGGTGCAACCCTGTAGAACTCGGGCAGCAGGTCGATCCCAAACCCGTCGAAGTCGAGCAGCGTCTCCAGGTGGAAAGCCCTGCTCTCGGCCAAGGCCGGCGCGTACTTCGAGAGGTACGTCCGTGGCCGCTCGTCGTGGTTGCCCTCGTGGACACCGACCGGACCGACGTAGATCGTCCGTAGTGGAGCGAGGAACCGGAGCTTGCACTTCTCGGCGTCGGTGAAGACCGACCCCTCGAACTCGCCTCGGGTGTCCTTGTTCCAACGGGACGGCTGCGGGAAGTCCATCAGGTCTCCGATGTGGATGACCTGATCAGGCTGGTAGTCCCCGATGAACCTGATCACCGCACGGACCGCTCGGCGGTCCTCATACGGAATCTGGGTGTCGGAGATGACCACGATCCGCTTACTCAACGTCGGGTTCCTCTTCGTAGATGCGCTCGACGCATCCGGCGTAACCGGCGATGTCGGTGAACGAATCGCGGTGGTATCCGGTGCCTTTGACCCTGGCCACCTTCACCAAGATCATCAGGTTGGCAACGTCGAGGTCGCTGATCGGCTGTCCGAGGTATCCGGAGAACAGCGCGGCGATGTCCGCGAAGTTCTCTCTCGGGTGCCCGTAGTTCTTGTTTCGGGGCCCGTGGATGAGGCGCTGGGCCTCTTCCAGGATCGACTCACTCATCGTCGTCTCCTTCGTAGATGTAGTCGTGAATCTCGAGTAGGTCTTCGAGACTCGGATCGGGTTGGGTCATGACATCCTTTCCAGCAGAGCGGCTTTGCCCTTGCTGATGACTAGCGAGTTGACATCCTCGCCAGGTGGCATCGGGATCACCCTGCTGTTGGGCAGGGTCTGTGCCACTCGGTTGGCGAACTCGGCTCCCGGCTCGTCGCCGTCCGCGAGGACGTAGACAGTCCGGTATCCCAGGAACAGCTCCCGCATGTAGGGCTTCCACATGTTGGCCCCAGGGACTCCCACGGCCGGGAGGCCGCAGACTTGCGCTGTGATGGCGTCGATCTCACCCTCGGTGATCGCGACCTCCGGGACCTCACGCAGCAGCGCGAGAGTGTTGTACAGCCACGGTTGGTCCCCCGGCGCGGTCATGTACTTGCCATGCCCTCGGTGGTCGTGGTTCTCGATGCAGCGGTAGCGGACCGCGACGACGATCCAGCCGTGTTCCCGCGACCAGCGCAGGTACGGGATCGCCATGAAGCCCCGGAACATCTCATGACCAGGGAGTGGGTCGTCCACGTACCCGAGCATGAACCGGTCGACTTCTTCCCGAACGCTGTCGAACATCAGTCCCCTTGTCGCCAAATACTCTTCGGCTGGACTGCCGCTCAGACTTCGCCGGTATCGCTCGGTTGCTTCCCGGAGAAAGCTCTTCTGCGATTCGCTCAGCCTCTGCATAACTCACCTCCTCTTGCTTCTTGATCAGTGCCAGCACGTCGCCCTTGACCCCGCACGCCAGGCAGTTGAACGCCTGCCGTGTGAAAGACACAGCGGCCGAGGGAATCTCCTCGGCGTGGAACGGGCAGAGGCACTTGATCCAGTCCTTGCCGGTGTCCTTGGGTGGCTCCCAGTCCGGGTGGTACCGGTGGATCGCCTGGACGATCAGCGGCTCATTCATGCTCCCTCCGTTGTGTCATGTCAAGTCTCAGGCACGACTCGGGCACCGATGGCTTGGACGGCCGGCGGGTCATCGAGGTAGTCGATGATCCGCTGTGCTGCCTCCGGATCGTCCCTGAGATGGCCCAGGACGTTCCGGTTGCACGCGGTGCAGAGAAGACCCCGGACGATGCCCGTCGCGTGGTCGTGGTCGACGCTGAGCCTCTTGCGCTTGCCGTTGGCGCGGCGGCAGATGTAGCAGTAGCCGCCCTGGTGCTCGTAGATCGCCCAGTACTCGTCGGCGGTGATGCCGTAGACATCCATCCACCGCTGTTCCTGTGTCAGCGTTCGGCGCTGCAGCCTCTTGGCCCGGTGGTGCGTGACACACCGTGGGCCCGGATGCGGAGCCTTGCGCTTGTTGACCAGACCCTCGGCCGTGCAGTCGACGCACGGCTTGCGCTTGTGGGCCCGGTCCTGAGTACGGACGGCAGGCTTACGCCGCGTCGTCGTCATCGAGACCCTCCAAGCAGAGGTAGACCCACGCACCGAAGCCCCAGACGGCCACCAGGAGAGCGACCGTCATGCGATCACGTCCCACATCGCCGTCTTGATCAGGTCGGCCGCGAACTCCGGGTCGACCAGCAGCCACGAGTGGAACCCCTGGACCGTGAAGAGCTTCGCCCCGGCGAGCTCCGCTGCGCTCACACCGGCCGCATAGGGCACGATCTGGTCGCACTCCGCGTGGATCACGGCGGTCCGTACCGAGTTGGCCCGCATCTTCTCCAGCAGCGGAACCGTGTCGGCCTTCGTCAGCGCGTAGGCCGCACGAACGAACCGCAGACCCGAGACCGACTCCCGCAGAGTCGAAAGCAGGCTCAGACGCTCTCTGTGCGTCCGAGACCGCATCGCGGTGTAACCATCCCCGAGGATGTCCACGAGCCCGCCCACGGCGAAACGAGCCGACCGGACGGGCAGGTTCCGGCCAGGCGCGATGGCGATGCCCTCGTGGTGCTCCTTACCGGCTGCCGCGTCGATCAGGATCGCGGCGTGGACCCGCTCCGGGTAGAGGGCTGCGAACTCGACCGTGATGGCACCGCCCATCGAGTGACCGGCGAAGACCGCCTTGTCTATCTTGAGCGATGTCAAGGTTCGGGCAAGCACGTTCGCCATGTCCTCGACCGTGTGGCCCCACGGCAGCGATCCGGTGTTGCCGTGGTTGACGGCGTCCGGGGCGATGACGTAGAACCCGAGGTAGGACAGCTCCTCAAGCACCTCCTCGTAGGCGATGGCACTGACACTGAGTCCGTGCAGGAACACGAGCGGAATACCGGCCGAGTGGCCCGCCGTCGTGATCGCTACCCGGAATCCGTCGTCCAGGACGACTGTCTTGTGCTTCAAACTGGCTCCTTGATGTATCCGTGGTTGATGACCGGGATGCCGGCTGCCTCAGCCAGTTCCATGCAGCCGAAGGTCCCGATGGACTCCCGGAGTGGAAAGGCATGGCAGACATCGGCTCCGAGCCTGACCATCTGCGCGTTGCGCCGATGGCCTGCGGCCCTGCCGTAGGTGTCCCAGTCGGCCGGGTGGTCCTCGGGCTTGACCTTGTAGCCCATCTGGTTCATCCCCCAGGCCCACCGGTCTGCGATGTCGTCAGCGCCGCGGGCTGCGCCGTGGACGACGATGATCCCGTCGGGGTGCCGGTCGAGCTCGGCCTGCAGGGTGTTCCAGACAGCGTGGCGGTCCTTCCAGTCCCGGCTGCCCGTGACCAGGACCCGCCTCACGGCGTCCAGCGCCTGGCAGCGAGGTCGACGTTGAAGTCCGAGACGTTCTGGGCCAGCGGGAAGCGGAGCCCCTCGCGGGTGACCTTCGTCTTGACGACGGACTCCTTGCCTTTGTCGTCCTTGACGAGCGACTTACGGTCCCAGGAGACCGGCTTCGTCGCGATCAGCGCAGAGAGCGCCTGCTGGTGGACGATGTTCATCTTCGGGGTGGGCTTCGGCATAGTCGATTCCTTTCGTTTGTGCGATGTCAAGCCAGAGGGCAAAAAGACGAGCGAGGATCACTTCTGGAAGTACTCCGAGTTGTTCAGGAGCCAGCTCTCGGTGCGGTCGTCGTCGGCGGGCACGAAGTCGTGGTCGTACCAGCCACCGTCCGAGTAGAGGAACGAGCCGATGAACTTCGACTCGAACTTCCAGTCCCGCGTGATGATGTGAACCGCGTCCCAGACCCGGCCGAACGTGCGGCCGGTAGCGATCAGATCATCCACGAAGACCCACCGCTTACCGATGCGACCTTCGGCCTTCATCGACGTGTGAGCTCCGTCGTTGGGCTTCCGCACGACGAGGTAGTTCTTGTCGAGCAGACGCGCCAGCGTTGTGACCGCGATGGTCCCGGACAAGCCGGTACCGACCAGGGTGTCGTAGTCGACGTTGGCCAGGTACTGCTGTGCGAGCTCCAGCAGACGTTCCGGCTTGTGGACTACCCGGAGGTAGGTCTCGTCGGTGAGGTCCAGCACCTTCTTCTCGACCGGTGGGGTCACCGTCGCGTAGCGCACGGTGTCGCCCCAGGCGGTGGGATTGAAGATGGTGTCAGCGAGGGTCATTGGCGGGCCTTTCGTGGATGGTGGGCTAGGTCAGCGGAGTTGGATGTCCGGGAGGATCGACTGCGGCTTGAAGTTGACCTGGTAGAAGTCAGAGCTGACGTTCTTGCCGTCGACCTGCTCCACGAAGTAGGAGACGTTGTCCGACAGGCCCAGGAAGTGCTTCTTGTAGCCGTCGCTGACCTTGCAGGTCACGTCGAGCTTCTTGGCCCCGGTGTCCGGGTTGATCGAGCACCGTCCCTGGATTTCGAGCAGGTACTTGTCGGTGATGCCGTTGAAGAACACGATCCGGCGTGGCACCTCGAAGTTGTCGGCAGCCTTGGACAGGTTCTCCGACGCCACGTCGGCGTCAGACGTACAACCCGCCAAGCCGACCGCGAGCGCGGCGGCGGCAACCGCCCCGATGATTTTCCTCATGTGATTCCTCTCTTGTGCGATGTAAAGGCGAGGACGTGCCGAGCAGCCTCCCCTACGACCACGGCCAGGTAGGCCGTGATCGGTACTTCTTCGTCGTCGGCGTACAAGGTGATCACGCCGCCGGGTCCCGTATCTGCATCGTGTCTCCGTTGAACTCCAGCTCAACGAAGTCCAGACCGGACGGGTCCATCCGGCCGGCTCGGTTCTTGACCGTCGAGACGCGCAGAGCTTCCGGCCCGAACTCTTCGGACACCCTGTGCAATGTCAAGACGAGCTCAGGCACGCGGGTGATCTGGCCTTTGACCCCGGAGAGCGGGATCGGCTTGTCCGCGTCGTTGTAGGAGCCGGTGACGTGGTGCAGCCCGACCACGCAGGCCCCGGTGTTGCGGGCCATCGTGTGCAGGTAGTCCATCATCGACTCCAAGCCTGAGAACGGGTCGTCGTCCTCACCGCCGCCCGAGCGGACGTTGGTGATGTTGTCGACCACGACGAGGTCCGGGTAGTCCCCGTACCCTTGGCAGTACGCCCGCATCGAGTCCTCGATCTGGTCGAGGCTCGGAGATGCGTTGTAGTTGAACCGAATCGGGATGTCCTCGAACTCCGCTGCGACCTCTGCGAGGTCGGAGTTGCGGACCGCCCTTGCCGACCGCTCCATGCTCCACGCGGTCTGGATCGAAACCATCCGGTTGAGCTGGGTGAATGCGTCGGAGTCCGCGCTGAAGTACAGCGTCGGAACCCGAGCCTTGAGGGCATACGTCAGCACGAACGCTGACTTGCCCGTACCGGGCCCCGCGCAGACCAGAGCGAGCTGGCCGCGCAGGAACCGGGTGCCTTTCATCTCCAGCGCCTGGAACACAGGGGGTAGCGGATCGCCCGCCGTGCCTTTGACGCGGAGACTCTGCATCGGTGTATACATGGTCTCCTATGCCTTGAGGTACATCAGGATTCCGCTGAGCAGTGCCAGCGCGACGATGATCCCGAAGACGATTACGTCGATCACAGCCCGAACTCCTCGTGGTACATCGGGATGAACTCGCTTGCGGGCCTGGGCAGGCCAGCCTCACAGTCCTTGTCGAACAACCGGATCAGGTGCTCGATGTAGCCCTGGTGAGACGGCGGTGCCTCGGCGCAGAGCTGCGTCAGCTTGCGGCGCTGCTTCGCGACGTTCATCTCCATCTGGACGTTCCTCACACCCATTCCTTTCCATTCCAGCGTCGGCCGTCCGGGTATCGGATGACGACCTCGCGCTCCGGGTCACGAGCCTTGTGCGACCTCGCGAACCGGGTGGCCGCGTCGATGTTCGGGAACGGGTAGCTGCCGGGGCCGTTGATCTCGTCCCGGCGTCCCATGTCCACGAAGTAGTACTCATTGCCCGCCTCGATGTTGATCTGGCGGCGGTACGTCTGTGTCATGTCAAGTCCTAGTCAGCAGCAAATTCGCAGGCGAAGCTCACGTCGCAGAACCGGCAGTTGTCCTCGGACGGGTTCGGATCAAACCTCCCGGCCTTGACGTTCTCGTCCAGCTCCTTGAACTTCTCGGTGATGGCTTCCTTCGTCCAGTCGGTGAGGGTGTACGGGTACGTCGCCTTACCCGACTGGCCCATCCAGTAGTCGCCAAGGGCCGGCGGTTCGATGCCGAACTGCTCGGCCAGGGCCACGGCGTACACCGCGAGCTGGAAGTCGTCTCCCGGCTGCTTGCCCGTCTTGTGGTCCCTGACCAGCAGACCGTCGTCGGTCTCGACCACGGCGTCGATGTAGCCACGGACCAAGACTCCGTCGAGGTCGATGTCGAACCCGAGCTCGATGCCCGGTGTCCCGTCCGGTGCGATCCAGATGACCTCCTCGGTGTGCGAGGTTGCCCAGTCGATGTACTTCCCGACCTGCTCCAGGCCGATGTCGAATCGGCGTGCGATGTCAAGTCGTCCACCGTAACGACCGCTGGCGAACCAGTAGTCAAAATTCGGCGTGATGGCGCATGAGGCGTTGATGTACTTCTGGTACGAGTCCCGGAAGACCGCCTGAGCGGCCTCCAGGGACATCGTCCGACCGCTCCGCTCCCATGCCTCGATGGCCTCGTGAACGGCGCTGCCCTGGGCTGTCCAGGCGGCGGGGCGCTGCCACGCCTTGTCGATCCGCGACAGCTTGTATGCGTAGGGGCACTTCTCGTATTGCTTGAGCTGAGACACACTGCGGTGCTTGCGCTCTTCGGTCATGTCTTCTCCGTGTCGACGGTGACGTAGTAGGAATCCTCGGCCTTGCCGAACATCATTGATGCGTCAGCGACTTGGGCGCTGTAGGCCAGTTGAAATTTGTGGTCCGCGATCACGTCCGTGACCGGCGCGTAGATGGGGTCTGAGTCCTGAACTGCCACACTCCGATAGACCGAGAGACCGACCAATCCGTTGGCGTCCTTGTGGGTCTGTGCGAAGAGGAATCCGGCCCTCTTGATGGACAGATCGAGCGGAGAGTTCCGGCCAACCCTCGACGCGACCTTACCTGTTGCACTTCGTGTCGGCGCTTCAGGACGGTCGCTGTCGGGGGTCGCGGGGATGTTCCACACGACCGCTGGCGGTGGTGTCGGCAGCGCGGCTGGGGGTGGAACGACGAGCGGTAAGAACAGGGTCATGCTTTTCTCTTTCGCTATGGCTCAACGGGCGGGAATCGCCAGATCATACGACCCTCTTCAGACAGATCGGTGTACTCGTTGACCCGGATCAGCAGCTCGCCGTCTTCCGGCCGGCGCGGCCGGTAAGCCCAGCCACCGTGCTTACTCACTCCGGGTTCAGGCGGGATGTTCGGATCGAACTCCAGGACGTGGTGCCTCAGCTTCTTGTAGAAGCCTCGAAGCCTTGACAGCTTGAGGTCGTCCATCCCGACGCCGCCCGTCGCCATGTACTCGCCGTGCTCGCGGAGCCTCCGGTACGGAGACACACCCTTTTGCATCGGCACGGGTACCTGGAAGGGGAAGTGCTGAAGAACGATCTCTCTCGGTGTCAACCGCCCGCCGTAGTACTGCTTGATCCACGACACGTACTGGCGAGTGACCCCGTACATCCGTGCGATCTCTGACTGCGAGTAGCCTTTACCTTTGAGGTCCTCGACTACTGCAAGCGTAAGTTCCTTGTCTGGCTTCGGTGACATAGGTTGCCTATTCGTTTGTTGGCCAGGAGATGCTGGCCAGTGTTACATGTCAAGTGTCTCATCGTCAATTACCCTCTCTCACTTTTCGTGTTCTCGCCGTTGTTGTCCGCGCTCCCGCTACAACGTAACGGAACGTGTGTCCCAACTCTGGGACACATTATCCAATGGTAGGAGGCCAAGCAACCGCCCTGGCAGGCGGTTTATGCCTCCAGCTCCGCGATGCGTTCGCGGAGGTCTTCCTTCTCGTCCTCTGTCAGATTCTCCCCCTCTGCGTTGTCCAGTAATTCGCGTGCTTCGTCCAGGTCAAGGTCCTCGACGTACAATGTCAAGCCTTGTCCCGGACCCGCGGCGGGTCCTGTGAGCCACCGGACGGTGACTTGTACTCCTGCTGGGTCTCGGAGATGTCGACCCAGCCCCAGCCGCCCCGACCGTTGGCACAGGCGTGCTTGTAGATCAAGCCTGGGCCCGTGCCGTGGTTGGCACACATGCTGGGGGCAGCCGCCGCGACCGGAGTCGCGACGATGCCTACCCCGATCCCAACCGCCACGAGGGCAGCGATCAGCCTCGTCACGACAGCACCTCGATCCGGTGCCAGTTGCGCTCACCGATCCAGGCGAGCAGCTCGTCCCATGCCTTGGGCGCGTGGCCCTGGCGGGCCGACCGGCTGCCGTCCTGGGTGATGTACCAGCGACCGAGCACCCTGATGGCGGCGAACGTGTAGGTCAGGTTGTACTTGACGAACCGGATCACGGCTCCGTCCTCGGCGGGCTCGACCGGGATGTACTGCTCCCGGACGGCGCGAGCCAGCGCGAGCTCGGCCTCCAGCTCTTCGATCCGTGCGTTCAGGCCACGCACGTCCTCGTCAACGAGGGTTACTGCCATTCCTTCTCTCCTTCTCTCAGCGGAATCTTGCTGTCTTGCGGGGTCTCTTGAGCCGGTTGGCTCGGCGGGTGACCATGCCTAGCTCGGCGGGAAGGGGGTCAGTTGTGCCGAGCCCCAACGCTTCCCGGTAGGCGATGTCTGACTTGGTCAGCTTCATCAGCAGTACCAATGCTTCCGGCAGTGCCGAGACTTCTTGTCTCGGTCCTTGTCCTTGTCCTTGCCACCGTCGCTCGATGCCTTGGGCAGCAGGCCATCGTTGGCGTCGTGCTCGGTGCAGGGCGAGAACTCGCCACGCTCCAGGTGGAACCTCCGGTCAGCGGCCGGGGTCCTCGCGGTGTCGACCACCGACAGGTGCCGCCAACACTCGGCCGAGACATCGGCCGTGGCAGCCGCCGGCTGCGCCAGGAGGATCAACCCGGCGAGCAGAGCCATGCCTATCAGCAGCCTGATCATCGGGTTCGCCTCTTCTGGAACTTGCGGTCCCGGTAGTACTCGGGACCGTTGACCGCGTTCTTGAGCCAGCGCGGTGTCTTCTGACGTGGCTCCCCGACGTTGAACTCGTCGTCAACGCCGAGGTGCCAGTCCTCTCGGTGGATGTTGCTCATGCCTCCCTCTCAGATGAGCTGGGCGGGACCGCCGACCTCAAACGGGTAGACGTTGCAGCCGAAGTAGTCTTCGACCAGCGCGGGGTCGTCGTAGCCCAGATCGCCGTGGACGCTCTTGAGGTACTCGAACGCTTTCTCGCAGGCGAGGCGCTTGGCCTCCTCGGCCGTCGTCGCGACGGCGACGGCGTCGTACTGCAGTGGGACGACTGCGATGAACACGCTGGTCATGTCTCTCCTTCTAGGTGCAGCAACCGCAGCAAGGAGCGTCCTCGCAACGGCCTTTGGCGTTGACGGACAGCACCGCTCCGGAATTGAGAACGATGGTGTGGGTCTTGGGCTTGTACTTCGAGCCGTAGGGACGGCGGCGGTACTTGCGTGCCATGTCTTGCTCCTCTCTGAGCGATGTAAAGTGTGTGACTAAGGCTGTAGCCGTCGCACTTCCATCCCCCGGGAGAACCATGCCTCCCAGCGGCTGTGTCCGCTGCTGCCTTCGGGACTTGGCCTGCCAGGGGGAACGATCTCGTATCGGTCCCGGTTCCTGGTGGTTCCCTCATCTCCGTGTCGTACCTTCAGTTAAACACAGCGCTTGTACGATGTCAAGCAAGCAAGTCGTGAATAGCCGAGACGGCCTGTTGGACTACCACCCCGTTGCCGATGAGCTTCATCGCGGCGGTGCGACTGATCTTGCCTTCCGGAGCTCGACGCCCGGACGGTTCGATGAGGTCGGTGACCCATCCCTCTTCCCAGCCCATCATCCACTCGCTGAAGGCTGCGTTCAGGCGTGGGTTGCCGTTCTTGTTCGGCTCGGTGGGTACCGGTACCTCTCGCCCGAGGATGGCTTCCCATCGCCGGATCGCCGGCTCGAACTTGCCCCACTCCGACGTGCCGTACAGGTGGGTGGCCGTGGTGCGGAGGTCCATGCCTCCGTCACCGTGGTGACCGCCACCCTGCGAGTCCGTCGTGAGCGGAGTCGGGAGCAGAGCGACCGCGGCGTCGTTCAGGTTGCCGAACGGACGGTCATAGCTTGCGACCTGCTCGGGCCTGCGGGCCCCGGTCGTGTCGTGGACGGTAGGCGTAGGCAGAAGTGCCACGGCCCCAGGCAAATCCAAACCTCCCTCGCGCTTGTTCGGGTTCGGCCCCTTGCCATCACGCGCTGCCGGGGTCGGCAGGCTGGGCAACGATGAAGACTCGTTCACGCTTGTGTGGGGCTCCGATGGCTCCAGCGGCAAGAGTCTTCCATTTTGCGTCATACCCGAGGTCGGAAAGGTCCCGGAGAACTCTTCCCATCGCTCGCATTTGAAGGCCGGATGCGTCCGTTGCTTTGGCACTGAGTAGTCCTCTCACGTTCTCGATGACCACGACTCGTGGCCGAAGGATGTCGATGGCTTCTGCGAAGTGCGACCAGAGACCAGACCTTGTGCCCTGGCCGATGCCTGCCTTGAGTCCTGCAGGGCTCACGTCTTGGCAGGGGAACCCGCCGCACAGGATGTCGACGGGCGGTACCTCGTGCCAATTCACCGTGGTCACGTCTCGGTAGTTCGGCACGCCAAACCGCTTCTCCAGCAGGGTCGCTGCTGCCTTCTCGCGCTCGACCTGCCAGATCGTCTGACCGCCGAACACTTGCTCGACGGCCAAGTCCAAGCCTCCAGCTCCGCTGAACAGCGAGCCGATGCGTGGTCCGTGTGTCATGTCAAGTCCTCTTCATGCCTCATAGCTTCGTCATGACCGAGCGCATCGCCGGCGACAGCCCGCGAACGTCGCCTGTCATGGACGCGACTCCCGCCTTGAAGCCGTCTGCGAACATCTGCTCAAGGTGCGGGATCAACAACTCGGTGATCTTCTCGCCGATAGCTACGGTCGGGTCGATCCACTTGCTGCCGTCCCAGAACCACAGGATCGGGTCACCGTTGGGTGCTGGGTACCAACCCTTCGGGGGTAGCTGGTCGTGCATCATCTCCTCTTCCAAGTGACGATGCTGCTGCCCTGTCGGCAGCGGCAGGTCCAGATGCGGTTGGTCTGCGGAGCCCGATACCTTGCGAACTCCTTGCCGTGGGCACAGGTGCCGACCCACGGCGCGGTCGGGTCGATGCCTTCCATCTCGAAGCACCGCTGACCGTTGCCTCCGAGCTCGCGATGCTTGCGAGCCCAGACGTGGTCGTGTCCGTGTCCGGGCCCGACGATGGCGTGGGCGATCTCATGGGTGATCGTCTGCATCGTGTCTTCGTAGGAGCGCAGAGCGAGGAGATGCCTTGAGAGGCTGATGGTTCGGGTGCGGTAGTTGCACTGACCTGCACGACGCCTTGCGTTGTCGAACGCCACGCGGTAGTGGGCCAACTGATCCCAGTGCGTGCGGATCAGCTCTTGGGTGATCTCTCGTGCCTCGGTCACGGTCATCGTGCGGGTGATCGTCGGTGCGGTCATGCCTCGTCTCGCTTCCATGCCTTGCGGTGGCCCTTGCCGGGGCGCTTCATCTCTCGCTTGCGGTTACGGTGCGGTTGCGCCGCGTTCGATTGCCTGAGCCCGAGCCGTGCCTGTAGCTGCTCGGGCGTGGCTCGGGTGGTCATGTCTCTCCTCTCGTGCGATGTCAAGCGGCGTACACGCGCTTGTGCGTCATGACGGCCAGGTCAGCCCCCTCGAACGGTGTCTCGTCGTCGGTGTAGACGAACGTCTCGTACTTGTAGGGGTTGTAGGTGACAAGCCTTGCGGTCACGTCGAGGTCCACAGCCTCGCCCTGCACCAACTCTCCGACCAGGCCAGCGTGGACGTTCTTCTTGCCTTCGCGCAGCACGCGCTGACGGCCGGCTTCCGATACCTTGCCCTTGACGTTGCGGAGGATCACGTAGTGGCTGCGGGTGATGACTCGACCCTTGTCCGGACCCTCCAGCGCCTTGACCGACCACATCCTGCGATGCAGGTTGAAGTAGACGAAGACTCTCACAGCGCGTCGATCCCTTCGCTCATGATCTCGGACACAACCTCGAACGGACGCAGTCCGTCGTCGTGCATGTCTCGGTAGCAGCGGTCAGCGATGTCTCGGGTGGTCACACCCATGCGCTTGAGCAGTTGGGCGTCCACGAGTCGCATCCATTGCTTGAAAGCAGCGTCGGACATGTCATCCCTCCTCGACGGTGTCGTCCACGACGAGCACCGAGCTCTCGCCAAGGCTCAGGTACCAATTGCCCGTGTCCTCATCGAGCCACATGCCCACCTGGCCGGGTTGATCCGAGCAATCCTCTTCCACGCATTCGGGGAACATGTCGATGTCGATGTCCGACAGGTCGACTGTGGGCCCGATGCCTAGTGCGATGAGCGCAGCGATGATCACTTGGACGATCCCTTCGGTTGCGGTGGGCGTGGTTTCCAGGCGGTGTGACTGTGCCGCCGTGCCTTTCGCATGGCGAGCATGATGTCGGCGTTCATCACGCCTCCGTCAGGTGGTCGATGATCGAGACCAGAGCTGCCGATACCTCACCCACGGGCAGGATGACCGCGGCGTGACGCTTCTTGCCGTCGTGACCGGTGACCGTGAAGCGCAAGCCTCCAGACGGTTCCCTCTCGACAAGGAGTCCGTGCGGACTCCCGGTCGATGACTTGCCAGTGATCTGGACGATGGTGTCGCGCTTCATAGCTATCCCTCTCGTGTGCGATGTCAAGCGCTGGGCCGAATGAAGCCAGCGGTGTTGTCTTTCTTCCACTCGTGGCCCTTGGCCCGCAGGCCGACGACCACGCCTCGCGGATCGTTCCGGCGCTCGTCGGACTCATCGCCGTCGATGACTCGGTACCCGTTCCATTCCTCGGGCAGAGCCTTGCCTCGTGCCGTGTCGAACGGCATCGCGACGTTGCCTCCGCTGGCGAGGATGCCTTGCAGGTACTCATCGCTCGTGTGCGACGGTTCCTTGGCCGAGTACGTCAGGCTGTAGTCCGAAGACTCCGCACGATCCCTCGGAGACCACGCGGTGTAGTCGTACATCAGCACGCCTGCCTCAGCCAAGGCTTGCACCATGTGCGGAGCGACGATCTCCCAGCGGATGTCGCTGGTCGTGTTCAGGCGCAGGTTGATCCGGCCATGCCTACGAAGCGCCGACCGAATCTCGGCACCGATCAGCAAGCCTGACAAGACAGGGTGCGAGAGCAGGAACGCGGTCCTCACAGCTTGAGCCCGCTGCTGAGCCGGCATACCTGACTGTCCCGAGCGTGACAGGCACGCCGCGGCGCATCCCTTGGATGCCATCGGGCACAGGTTGATCGGTCCGGAGAGCCCGAAGGCTTCCCGCACGTCCCGAAGGCTTGCTGCCATCATGCCTCGCTCGGGTGTGAGCATGAGACCGAAGCTGGGCAGGCTGTTCTTCGACAGCTTCTGCTGTGACGCGCCGCTGGTCAGAAGAGCTGCGGCCGAACGCTTGTAGCCAACGCTCTCGCGAAGCTCAGCCCACACCTGGCGGGCCCATCGCACGTCGGTCGATCCCTCAAGCCCTGCGATCACGGCAGCACCGAAGTCTGCCTTGATGAGGATGGTCTCTACGCGGGTCGTCATGTCTCACACCTCTCTGTGCGATGTCAAGTCTCAGGGCAAAGGAATGACGCGGTAGGACCGCTCACCCGTCTCGATGTCTTCGACCAGCACTCGCAGCACGTTGCCTTGTGCGTTCTGGCTGATCACTCGATGCCTGCCGTACACGTCCATGTCTACTCCTGACGCTGTGCGATGTCAAGTACGAGGGTAAAAAAGGGGCATGGGTAGCGGCCAGGACGATTGCCTTCTTGAGTCGTGCCTACTCCGATGAGCAGGTCAGTCGTCGTTTCCAACCATGCCAAGTGGACAGCCGGCATCGAAGCTGGATCACCCGTGATGTCGGTGATGCGAACCTGCCTGTCCGTGCCTCTTCGAGCCGCGAGGCCCAGGGTTGAGGCCCAACCCTTGGTATGTGCGTGCTGTTCCCGGACCGTGCTTCCGGCGGGCCAACACTTGCCCATTAGCCTTATGTCGTCCGCAACACTTCCAGCCATGTCTCACGTCCCATGCGCGGCGGTCCAGCGAACTACTGCTGGCATAGACCACGGTTAGGGACCAAAGCTGGTCACACGCGGATTCAACACGTTGTGGCGTGAGGTAGCTAGCGTTCACGCCTTGCGCCCGCCTTGCTTGGCTATCGCTTCGAGAAGGGTACGTCCCTGCCGGTAAGTCATTTCTGACGGCGAGCTTTATCCCCCCGCCAGCCGAGACGGGGGGATGATGCCCCTCTGACGGGCGACGCTGACCGAAGCTATCGGCTGACTGATCCCGGACAAGTCAACGGGTCAGAACTTGGTGGTGCTGGTAGTGCTCAACGCTAGCGGATCGCTTGTGCGATGTCAAGTGACTCGAACTGCTTACCGCTTGTGCTGTTGTGTCTTCGACTCTAGCAGGTGGACTGTGCGATGTCAAGTACCGGATTGACCCGGTCGGTTCGTAGTGTTCTCGGTGCGCTGTGCTGTCTCAAACCCGCTGGCATGTGGGTTCCCGAACCGTACTCGCGATGTCCGCTGTGCTGTTGTCGTCTCCGACTCTACACGTCGCGGTGAGCGATGTCAAGTGACCTGCTCTGCGATCCCCTGTGCTGTTGTGCTTTCCAAGCTACACCACGGCGCTGTGCGATGTCAACACCGAATCCATCGCCGCAGCTCAGACGGCGTGTCGTCCGGCGTGTCGCCCCCTGCTGGAGTACCCCCCGGGGGTACCCCCCACCCAGCACCACGGGGGGTCGGGTCCCGGTCCCCCCTTCGGGGGGACCGGGCCCGGGTGGCGGCTGGCACCTGGCCGCCGGCCCCCCTCCCCTTCGGGGAGGGGGACCGGGCACCTGTGGGTACCCCTCCAGGGGTACCCCAGGGGGGTATACCCCTGCCCCCGGACCCCGACCGGCCGGTAA